GTTGGCGAGCGTGCGCTCGCCGTAGGTCCGGTCGCCGCGGCGCTCGTCCCACTTCTTGCGGAAGAGGCCCGACCGCCGGAAGAGGCGGTCGACGCGCGCGGCGTCGGCGCGGCTCCAGTAGACGAGGATGGCGCACAGGCTGGCGTCGGCGCGGCTCTGGTCGCCGGCGTGGTCCTCGGTGCTCCCGGCCCACAGCCGCGAGAACTTCGCGCCGTTGGCGGCGCGGACCATGCGGTCGAGCAGCTCGTCGTCGCCGATCGCGCGCACGCGCGCGTCCTTGCCGGCGGCCTGCGGGTCGGCCGGCGCGGCCGGGGCCTCCGCGGCCGGCGCGGCCGCGGCGCCGAAGACCTCGCGGTAGAGGTCGGCGAGCGGGCCCTGGCGGGCCTCGACCGCCGGCGGCAGCGCCGCGAGCCGGTCGCCGGTGATGGTGAAGTAGCGCGAGTGCGAGTACATCTCGATCTTGTTGCGGCGCGAGGCCGTGCCGGGGACGTCGGCGCGGAGGACGACCTTGACGCCGGTGCCGGACGGCGACACCTCGGTGTAGCTCGAGAGCTGCTCGAGGATCTCGCCGGCCCACGGCCCGAGCTCGCCGGTCTCCGGGTTCCGGCAGTCGTCGATGTCGACGCCCGTGAGCCCGTCGCCGGCCGCGAAGACGAAGCCGACGCCGTGCAGCCGGACGGGGTCGCCCTCGAAGCGCGCGAGGGCCTCGGCGAACGTGCCCCAGGTCCTGGGGTTCGTGACGCTCGCCTCGCGCCCGTCGTGCGGGTTCACCGGCACCTTGGCCGGCTTGTCGGCGTCGCGGCGCAGCAGGCGCCAGGCGACCCAGCGCCGCTGGGCCTTCAGCTCGGCCGGGATGTTCCCCTGCCGCGCGGGGTCGAACTTCGCGTACTCGGAGCTTTCCTTGGTCATCGGGGGCGGGCCTCGGTCGGGCGCCGCGCGGGCGCCGGGTTAGATGTCCTGGTCACGATTCTGCAATTTTACATGCGATTTTTCCATTTGTATGCCGGAAAATTAACTCGAGTTCTCGGCGAGGCTGACCGCGTCGAGCGCGACGCACCCGCGCCGGCCGGCGAGGAAGATCACGGCCGTGTGCCCGCCGAGCACGAACGCCTCGCTCTCGGTGTGGTGCGTGCGCTCGGGCGGCCCGCCGATCACCGGGTGGAACCGGACCTCGGTCCCGATCGGGTGCGCCGCGTTCCACGCCCCGCACTTGTCCTTCAGCTCGCTTTCCTTCGCCATTTTCCTCAACGTCATGACGCCTCCTTCGCGGCCGTTCCGTCGGCCGCCGCCCACAGCCGCCGGATCGCGGCCGTGCGATCGCCCGGCTCCGGCAGCGCGTTCTCGAGCTTGGCCCCGGCGAGGACGCGGGCGCGCAGGTCGCGCCTCAGGCCGACTCATTCACTCCTCCGGTCGAGCCTTCGGCTCACACGGCTTTAGAATTGCACGACGAATCGCAATAGACTCCACCGCCAAGTCCAGCATCTCGTAGCTGATTGTAAGCTCGTTCCTGTCGGCGATATTCCCTGCGTTGACGTTGCTCCGGCGTGAGAGCGGCTAACCGTTCTGCGGCCTTCCGACACTTTCGACCACAATACCCACTCCCATTTGCATGTGCTCGCATCCTACAATTCTTGTGTCCACACAACTCAGGATTCAACTCTCTGTTCGCCATGTCGCTCCTCCCTCGCCTCCGGTTTCGATGCTTCGCATCCAACGGCCACGTCAACTGCAAACAAATCTTGTCGCTCGGTATCGCGTTGGAAACTTTCTTCCCCTTCGTTCCGCATCTGCTTCCGCAGCCTCTTTATTTGCATAGGCTATCGGCTTAGGGTCGTGAATTAGCCAGCGATTCTCTCCACACTCGTACTCAATAATCCAAACGCACTTTCGCTTCGCCATTCTAGTTACCTCCTCGAACTGCACGGATGAAATCTGCTGCGCCGATTGCGCGATTAGAGTCATCCAATTACAGCCCACGCAGACTTACATGCCAAATGGACGCATTGGTCAACGGTAAATCCGAACCATCCCGCGCATTTCATATCGTCCGTCGCCCAGTGAATCACAATCTCTGCGAGCGCGAGCCACGGATTTCTCGTCACCAAATAAACCATTCCCGCGTGAATCGCTGTGTGAGCTAACATACACCATTGCCACGGCACGCCCGGAAGGGGGACGTACGGATTTTTGCCCTTCGCAAGAAAATCGCCCTGTAACGGGAAATCGCATAAAAAGTGTCCTGCAAACAACAGAATCAATCGGTGAATCATTCAGTTATTCCTTTCCTCTTTCGCGTCCAGCGCGTTCAAGCTACTTCGGCCCCTCGACGCGGCTCGTAGGCGATGAGGCACGGCGAATATGAAAATAGAAGCTGTAAGAAAAAGAATCCTGCAATAACCATGCGGTCGCTAAAAACAACCATCTGTCCCACCAAATGGCTTCCGTAACGCAATGCTCGCAAGAACACCCCGTCTGTTTTAGGTCAGACCAGCTCATATTTTTTCCTGTGGCGAAGCACTGGCTGGCGACGAGACACGCTCAATCGTCATCATCGCTCGACCACTGACATCCACAATTTATGCAGTGATGCTGCCCTTCATGGTCTTGTTTGCGGTCACACTGAGCACCACACTGAGGGCATCGGCTTTCGTCGCACATAGGCCGTGGATAGTTCATTTCTCCTCCTCACTGGCTGGCGAGGCGAGCAGGGAGTCGAGTTCCACCAGCTTGCATCCCGGTTTATGTTGGAGTTTCATTCGATTGTAGCCGTCCTTATCCGCCTCGATTCGAGCGTTGCATCCGTCGCAGATAAAATTATTCATGTGACGCTGTACGCCAACTACAGTTCTCGCCCATCGCAGCGCCTCGCGCAACCGCTCTACCACTGGACTCGGTAGCGACGATGCGGCGGCTTTACGAAAGTGCGTAGCAGTTCTCGTTGCGAAAGAAGCCGCACTCTCATCACTCGACTCGTAGTGGATAATTTCAAATCTCCACTCTTGTGCTAGTTCGTCGTATCGGTCGCTCATGGCTGGCCTCCGTGTTTCCTGCATCGTGGTAGATTTTTGTTAGCGAGTCTGAGGCGTGTGCGTTTTGTGCAGCGTCCTTTGTCATCCTCAAAAGTACAGCGCGTCCTCGCTCCCCACACCCAAGTTCTAGGGTCGCTCATCGTCCCACCTTCCTTATCGCCGATGCTTCGGGCGGCGATGCGGCGGCGATTTTAGCAACGTAATCCTGATGCAATTGATACGCTTTCGGAATATCGACTAGGCCGAACACTTCATCCGTCATTCCGTGTGATTTCATCCACTCGCGTAGCCAGACTTTAAATGCTTCCACACTCAGCGCAGCCCCTTCCTCCGGTCGTTCCTGCACGCGAGGGGCGCTGGTGTCAAACTTTGCGAATAGCGGCGTAAACTCGTCTATGATGCAATCCAGCAAAGGCTTTGGGCGCATGCCTTCCAGAATTTGTCCGGTGCAAGCTCGCTTCGCGGCACGTAAAATTTCGCCTTTCAATTCTTCGCCAACGATTTCCGATGCTTCGGGCTGCGATGCGGCGGGGTTTCTAGGATGCGTCAACACGTCGAAGCCCGGGTGAATGACTTTTCCGCACCTCTCGCAGGCGTCGGGCGCGTCTGAACGACGCGTTCCCTGATACGGAAGTTCGCACCGGCAGTAGTCCTTGCCGCCCCGCGGCGCGGCGGCGTCCAGCAGGAACCGCAGCAGCTCGAGGTTGACGACGACGGACTGAACGGGCTCGCGGCCGTCGTCGATCGCCCTGAGCTGCCTGCGGGCCTGCGCGAGCTTCTCCGCGATGGTCATCATTTTCTCCCCTCCCCCCGCGCGTCGTCCCACTCCCGCTTCGTCCAGGACGTGGGGGCGAGGCTCGTGAGCGCGCCGAGCCGGTTCCTCGCGCAGGTCTCCCAGTGCCCGGCGGCGCCGGGGACCGTGACGGCGAAGGGCGCGAGCGGCGGCGCGCACGTGACCGTCAGCGGAGGGAACATCCTGGCCAGGTCGGGACGCGCCGGGTCCCACGCGTCCTTGACGAAGAAGGGCGGGACGCGTTCGGGCGCGGCGGCGCAGCGCGCGGCGCCGGCGGGCGTCACGGTCAGGCGCTCCCCGGCGGGGCAGGGCCGCGCCTCGGCCGCCGGGGTCTTCCGCTGGGACGCGGGGTCCGGCGGCGTCGCGACGGCCTTCAGCACGGAGGCCGCGACGAACAGCGCCATCCCGGCGTACAGGAACCAGTTTCTCTTCATCGTTTTGATCATGCTCGGCTCCTTCGCTCAGCTTCGCGTCGTCATTTCCAGATCCCCGTTCTGACCCTGAACAGCAGCATCGCCTCGTCGGATCTCCCCTCGGCGACGAGCTCGGCCATTCGTTTTCCGACGCGTTTGTCCTCGCGGTCCTCCTCGATGTTTCCGAGAACGCAGATGATGACCCACGCGGCGATCGCGGCGGCCCACAGCAGGTATTTTACGGTGATCATGACGTTCCTCCCCATCCGATCGCCTTGCTGGCGCGGACGTGCCCGGCCTCGCCGGCCTCGGCGCGCCGGGCCCTCATCGCGGCCTGGAAGCGCGCGCCGATGGCGCCGCGGAAGAACGGGTCGCCGGCCGTGGCCTCGCGCCACCGCCGCAGCAGCTGCTCGTAGCTGGCCTGGTCGATCCAGGCGATCATTTCGTCGTCGATCATTTGATTCTCCCAACGAGTTTGAGGTTCTCGATCGCGGCCTCGGCCTCGATCAGCGTCAACGGCCTTGCGGCGTCCGGGTACATCCCGCCGTTGCGCGGGTCAACGCGGATGCAGATGTCGACGGTGCCGCGGTGCTTGTACCAGATCATGGCGATCATTCCCCCGCCGCGCCACGGGCCATACCGGCTTTTGCCGGCGCCGTGCATCACCACGTCCTGCGGGTGCTCATTGACGATGAGCGCCGCGTAGCTGGTGTCGTCGTACCGGAGGAAGAAGCTCTTCGGGTCGTCGCGCTTCAGCTCCCAGCTTTCGCCTGCGGCCTGGCGCAAAGCAGAGAGCGTCTCGCAGCTCCAATTGTCAGGGTCGAACTCGCCGGCGCCGTCGAACGCGCAGCGCCGCGCGGTCCCGCTGGGTACGGGCATCTCGCGGCAAAGCTTGCAGTTCAGTACCTCACGCACGGTCGGCTTCGTCACATGGCCTCCGTGGACCCGTCCGGGTAGAAGACCGTGACGGGCTTCTTCGTTCTCCGCGCGAATCGCACCGTGGCCCAGGTGCCCGACCGCAGGACCTCGCGGCGCTCCTTGGGGCAGGCGATAAGCTCGGCGGACTCCCGCACGATGTTGCGGTTGCGCTCGAGGTAGGGCTTCTCGGGTCGCTCCTCGGCATAGCAGTCGAAGAACGCCCGCTTGTCGGGGATCGACGGCGGGTGCGAGATCACGTCGTAGTGGAGCAGGTTCGCGATCGTCGCGGCCTGCCAGTCGGCGCCGACGCAGTCGCCCGCGTGGAGCCGGGTGAATCCCTGGGCGCGCCTGACCTCGAGCCGCGCGCGGAGGCGGTCCTTCTGCGCCGCGGTCAGGCCGCGCTGCGTCCCGGTGAAGCCGATCGAGTTCTTCATGGCCTCATGCTCCAATTCGTCGGCGCCAGCTTCGGATGGTCCTGGTGGAACCGGCCGAGGATGATCCGCGCCATGTCCTCCGGGCTCCGATCGCCCCGCGGCTCGTACGGCTGGACGTAGCGCCGAAAGAACTGCGCGCCGGTCAGCCCGACCGACGCGAGCTCCTCGTGCGACGGGTAGCCGAGCTCGCGCAGCGTCCGCGCCCTCGGCCTGAATAGGACCTTAAGCCACTTAAGCATTCTTGTCCTCCTCGTCGACCAGCGTCAGGATCCGGTAGCGCGAGTCGTCTTCCTCTTTCACGATGATCTGCACGTTCTCCGGCTCGGCCCACGGCAGCGAGATGACGAACAGGAAAAAATTCCCGAGATCGAGGTGGTTGAAAGCCCCCACCAGCGTCGGCTGCTCGAAGGCGCGCCAGGACCTCAGCGGCGCCTCGTTGACGTCGATCAGCCTCGCGCCTTCGGTGTAGGCGTGCTTCTCGAACCAGCCGTGGACCTGCGTGATCAGCCTTTCGTCCTCGTGGTGGTGCGCGAAGATCAGGTTGGTGACGACGCTCACAGTTTCGTCCTTAGAATTTGCTCCGTCCCGCCGTTCCCGTCCTCGGCGGCCGAGCGGAACTGCTGCTCGACGAACGCCTGCAGGAACGTGTCGCCGCCCGCGGTCTCGTCGTTCATCGCATCGACGACGGCGCGCGCGAACTTCAGCTTGTCGGCGACGCGGTACCTGCGGCGGCCGTCGGCTCCCGGGCCGAAGAGGTTCATCGCGTCATCGGAGTGCTCGAACGCGAAGGCGAGGGTCGCGGCGCCGACGCGGATCACGAGCTGTTGGCCCTCGACCGCGGCGGAGAGCGGCTGGTCGAGCCCGGAGTCAACGTCGGAGAGCAGGGTCTCGAGAATGTCGCGCGCCGGGCACATCGCGGCGCGGTCGGTTTCTGCGTAGTGCCAAAGAATCTTCGCCCAGGTGGGATGTTTTTCGTCCTTAACCTGACGGGGGACGTCTCCCTCGCGGCAACCGGCGCACTTCAGCCTCGCAAGCGTCGCGCGCATCTGGTAGGCGCCGCTCGACGCGGCCTTCGACATCGCGGCGTCGAGGTCCGTTTGCGAGTAGCGCGGCGCGAATACCGACCTGCGGCACGCGCGCAGTTCGTCGGCGATCTCGTCGATCGCAGCGCGGATCTTCGGGTCCGCCGTGACGAGGCTGCGGCCGCGGAGTCGCGTCTCGAGGTCCTTGTAGGTCTCGCTCATCGTCTCTTCTCCAGGTCTTCGTACTCCGCGCTGAGCACGGTGCCGCGCCGGTCGGTCTTCACCGTAAGGCGCGACGGGGCCGACCACCAGCGGGGCGCGGCGTGGATGACGCACGGGGTCCGGCCGCCGCGGTTCTTGAAGATCACCGGCGTGCCGACCGGAAGATCGCGCGCGACCCACCGCGCCAGCTTCCTCGCCGCGGCCTCGTGGTTCCGCTTCAACAGCTTGAACATCAGCTTCATGGCCTCTCCTCCTCGATCAGGTACGGCAGTGTCGACCAGACCTCGCGCCCGTCCGCGGTCGTGAAGTTGACCGAGCCGTCGTCGTCCGCCAGGACCGTGTCATCGTCGACGTGCGGGAACGCGCGGATCTCGTTCACGGGAGTGAACAGCGTGACGGTGACGATCTTCTTCTTTTCCGGGGCGATCGGATCGTCCGGCGCGGCCTTCTTCATTCTCCGCGCGAGCCTGACGGCCCAGCTCAGGACCGCCAGCAGGCAGAACGCGGCGAGCAGGCAGAACGCGGTCCAGTTGTACGCCGTGTCGGTGAAGCCCAGGAACGTCTTGTCCACGATCATGTTTTCCTCCTCCTAGTCCGTCAGCGCGTCGTGCTCGCAGATCGCGCAGCTTTCGGCCCGCGCGGCCTCCGGGAACCCGGCCATGATGCCCGCCGCGTCCTCCGGGTGGACCTGCAGGAACACGGCCGCTCCGCAGCCGCCCGCCAGCCGGTGCAGCGCGGCGAAGGCGCGGATCCGGCCGGGCGGCAGCGGGCGCACGCGCACGGTCAGGCCCGAGGCGCCCCGCCGCCAGGGCTGGAGGTCTGCCTCTGTGATGTTCGGGTGGCGGCGCAGGTACTCCGCCACCGTCGGAAACCGCGCGGGCTGCCAACCCTGATCGTCGTCCGTCACTTGGTCGCCTCCCTGATCGCCTTCTCCGTCCACTCCGACTTGTCCGGGTCCCATAGGCCTTCGTCGACCATGCGGCGCCAATACGGCGCGCACCCCGGGCAGGCGTGGTCCGCCGGGCACGGGTCCCCGCAGCGGTCCTCCGGGATGTCGTCGATCGCCATCAGACCCTCCCGTCCAGCCAGCGCGCGAACCGGGCCAGCGAAAGCCTCGTGCCCTCGCCGGCGCCGCCGGTGAACATCTCCCGGCTGTACTTCTCCACGAGCTCCTCGGCCCTCGCGCGGCGCTCCGTCTCCTCGTCGTCCGGGCTCTTCCACCGCGTCCGCGCCTGGTCGTCCGCCGTGGCCTCGCGCAGGAACTTCATCTCGGTGCGGAAGCAGCTGCAGCACTCGCCTTCGACGCGGTTCTCCTCCTCGGCGAGCTGCCCGATCTCGTTCCCGGCGCAGTGGCTCGAGTCGTTGAGATGAAACCGGATCTGCTCCTCGTCCCAGGCCGCGGGCACCTCGACCACGAGCCAGGTCTTGAGCTCGACCGCCACGGTGCGGCCGCGGCAGACGCAATCGGCCTTGTGGTCGGTCGGTTTCCCGGCCTCCGCGGGCACCTGGCAGTAGAAGCACCGGTCGGGCCGGCCGGCGGGGCGGATCCCGGTATCGGTGACGGGGAGGATCACGGCTCGAACCTCCGCAGCTTGTAGTCCCGGTCCACGGCCTTGTAAAGGTAGGGCGCGGAGACGCTGGCGCCCTCGTTCAGCAGCGCGGCGACCTGCGCCGCGATCGCGGGCCCGCGCACGGTGGCGACCAGCTGGTCGTCGCACCCGGGCTGCTCCCCGCCGCGGTCGAAATTGTCGACGCGGATGACCCGCACGAGCTCGCCGGAACGCGGATCATCCAAGAGCAGGGGAAGCGCGCGGATGGACGCATCGCCGAGGCGCCACACCTCAGGGGCCCGGATCGGACCGTTGTGCTCCGGCTCCCACCTCCCGGGAAAGAACCTCTGCGCGTCGTCCAGCCGCAGGTAGACGCGCAGGATGTTCGGGCTTCTCGTCAGGACGTAGACCGTGGTCATCTTTCCTCCCCCGGCGGCGTGACGCCGCAGCTCCTGAAGAACGCCGCGTCGTCGAACGCCGGCGGCGCTGGACTCGTCTCCGCGGCGATCGCCCGCGCGACCTGCGCCAGGACCTCGAGCATCGCCGCGCCGGCGACCAGGTCCGCGTTCGCGATCGGGAACGGCGCGCCGGCGAACGCGGCCTCCAGGATCTTCTTGAGCTTCTTCATTTTTCGAAGTGCTCCAGAATCTTCTTGACGTGCGGCGCGATGGCGCGCTCGACCGGCATGAGCGCGAACGTCAGGAGGATCGTCAGGATCAGCCACGCGGCCAGCACATGCCAGAACTTCAGCTCGAAACTTTTTTTCGTCATCAGCTTCTCCTTCTTAGAACTCGGCGGCGGAGGGCGTGCAATCACTTCGCCGCCGTGAGAGATGGGGGACTCAAACCCCCGCGCCGGCTACCGGCCGGTCTCCCGTGCTCCCCCCGCACGGCCGGGCTTCGAACCCGGAAACTTTTAATCTCGCGCGAAGAGCCCGTTCTCCGCTGTCTGGTGGATCTTCCGGAGCCCGGCCGCGGCCAGAAGCGCCGCGATCGCCGGCTCGTCGCGCCCCGTCTCGACGCAGGCCAGGCGCACGCCGGCGAGCGGCAGCGCCCGGACGATCTCCAGGTCGAGGCCCTCGGCGTCGACCGAGACGAAGTCGTACGGCCCCGGGAACGCCGCGAAGAAGCGCGCGGCCGCGACGACCGGGACCAGGTAGTCGCGGTAGTCCCCGCAGGCGTCCTTCCACGCGTCGCGGCAGGCGTCGTCGAAGGTCGAGATCCCGCCGCGCTCCGTGTAGTGGAACGGGCGGAACTCGTCCGCCGCGCCGAGCGCCGCGTTCACGAGCGCGAGGCGAGGGTTCGCCGCGTGGCGGTCGAGCAGCTTCATGAAGTAGACGGGCGCGGGCTCGACCATCACGCCCGACCAGCCGCGCTCGACCAGCGCCAGCGTGTTCGACGCCGTGAGGCCGTCGTAGGCCCCGACCTCCAGGAACCGCCCGGCGAAATTTCCGAAGTAGCCCAGGATCACCTTCTCCTCGTCGCGCTGCGAGTACATGCTATCTCCTCCGCCTTACAATCAGCCAGACAATCAACAGCAAGACCAGAACGCGCAGGGGCGCCAGGGCGCTGGACGGGTGATGCGCCGCGATCACCACCGGTGCCGCTTCCCGGGCCGGCAGCGGTTGCACTGGTGCGTCGACCCGTGCCCCCGGTCGAGCCCGCACACGTGGTCGTGGTCGGACGAGATGCGCCGGCGCCGCTGGATCGCGCGGCACAGCGCCACGTCGCGGTGCTCGTCGGCGCCGGGGACCGAGTCGCCGCGGGAGGACTTCCTCCCGCGGCCGGCCGTCGGCCACAGCCCGATCGCCGAGGGGTGGCTCATCACCGGCAGTCCTCGTCCAGGTATGCGAAGTGCTCGACGATGCGGGGGTCGCGCCCCACGCGGGGGTCGCCGCCGTCGGGAACATAGTTTATCTCGACGTCCTCGCCGACCCAGACCGGCGCGCGCGTCATCTCGACGAAGACGGACGTGCCGAGAACGTCATTCTTCTCGAGCACGAACCCCGCCGCGTCGACGCGCCGCACATGGCCAAACGCGATCGCGCGCTTCGGCGCGAGCGGATTCTTCCAATCCGGCACGATGACGATGAACGCGACGAAGGCCAGGATGATGAATGCCGTCGCGGCGACGGTAGGGGTGAGAAGTCTTCTCATGTTCGGTTCCTCCGGTGTGCGTCGAGGTACGGCCACAGCGCCTCCGCCTGTTCATTTGTCAGCGCGACGGAGACTTCAATCGGCTGACCGTCGCTGTTTGAAAGAACGAAGCGAATGATTTGCGACCGGCTGGTACGCGGTAGGGCGAACGCCCGAAGCGGCAGATCCTGGTTCTCCGCGGCGCCGCCGGCCTCACGCGCCCCGCGCCGGTAGCTCTGCGGGACCGCGTTGCCTTCGATGAACCGCTTGAGCTCCGCGCGGCACCCGGCGCACAGCTCGGCCTCGAACGCCAGCGTGACCGTGTTCGCCTCGGCCGGCGCGCAGACGAGATTGAACCTCTCCGCCGTGATCTCGGCCCGGCAGCGGTCGCACTTGTGGAAGGTGGCCATCACTTTTTCTCCTCCGTTAACGGAACTTGAACGGTCTGCCCCGTCGCCGGACCGTGCGGGACGTAGCTCAGGCCGCAGCTGTCAGGCCCGATCGACAGGACGATGTCCTTGCCGGGCTCGACGACGAGCGGCGCGGTGCAGACCATCTTGCCGTCGGAGTCCTGCCAGGTCAGGTTGACGTGGGCGAGACGCGCGGCGTCCTCCTTGTCCGCGAGCCAGTTCCCGAGCCACAGCGCGCCGGAAACAATCCCCGCCGCGAGCAGCGTGCGCAAGCACACGCGTAGTAAAGTCTTCATGGCTTCAGCCCCCCGATCGACCAGCGGCCGATCTTGACCCTTCTCTTGCCGCCCGTCCTCTCCGTGAACGTCTCGCCGTGGCGCCGCGCGTCCTTCGCGTACAGCCCCCAGCCGTACAGCCGCGCCCAGTAGAAGCCCCCGCCGGCGAACGCCTCGACGCGGCGGTGGCCGTTCGGCCCGGGGCCCCACAGAGCGAGCGCCGCGAGCGCCGCGATGGCCGGTCCCATGGCCAATAACATGCGGGCGCCGCGCGCCAGGTCCGCGGCGTCGCAGTCGCCGTAGCTCCGTGTGATGACGTCGTGCAGCGCGGCCCCGCCGATGATGAGACCGAACGCGAGCGCACAGAACAAAATGGCCTCGGCCGCGTCGGCCTTGAGGCTCGTCTCTAGGCGGATGCGGAGCAGGTCGGCGCCCTTTGGGTAGGTCCACACGTGCTCCGCGGACGGCCGGATCTCGCGCCAGTCCGACGGCAGCGCCGCCTCGTAGGACGTGGCGCACAGGGCGCGCGAGAGGTCGGCCAGGAAGAACACCGCGTCCGTCCGCGCGCGGTCGAACGGGCCGGGAACCGGCCCCCACCCGTGGTCGTTGAGGACGTGCCGCGCGGCGCGGAACACGACGGCCCAGGCGCGGCCGTCGTGCCGATCGGCGTAGTCGTAGCCCGTCACGGCTTCACCCTCCTTCGCTTCCCGCACAGCTCGCAGGCCTTGAAGGGCCGGCCCTCGAGGTCATACGCCGTGGCCGCGGGCCACTTGTGCCGGCCGCGGACGCTCTTCGGACAGACGCTATCTTTCATGCTTCCCCTCCGCGATGCGCGCGAGCTGGAAGGCGATCTCGCGCAGCCAGAACAGCTTCTCCCGCTCGAAAACTTCGCGCGGGGGACAAATCGGCAGCTCGACCTTCTTGATCTCCTCGCTCGTCATGCCGCCCTTGATCATGTCGTCGGCTCCCCCAGCGGCGGGATCCGCCCGTCCGCGTTCGAGTCGCACAGGCCGATCTCGTTGACCTCGATCTGGTCGATGACCGCGAACTTCCTCGCCTCGAGCCGCTTGCCGATGCGCCCGCCGACGCAGGGAACGAGCTGCGGATAGGACCCCGCGACGGTCAAATCGTCGATCGTTTCCAGCAGCTCGAAGTTCGCCCGCACGTTGATCCCGTCCTTGTACAGGACGGCCCAGCCCACCGTCCGGCGCGGGTCGAAGGCCAGCGTGACGATCGTGCGCTCCTCGAACCTGACTCCGTCGAGCGACGTGAAGCGCTCGCCCTGCGAGTCGTCGGCCCCATCGGCGATCAGCACGACCCTGCCCTTGTAGATCAGCATGGCTCCCCTCAGAACCCGTACAGCAGACAAACGATCAGGAACAAAATTACGGCCAGTACGACCAGCGGACGGTTCGGCCGCCCATCCGCCTTCTCCGCGTCACGCACCGGGCGTCTTCCGCAGCGGCCTGTCCTTCGCCGCGCGCTCGTTCGCGACCGCGAGCTGGTAGGCGACCTCGAGCTGGTAGAGGTTCTGCCGCACCTGCGCCTGCGCGTCGGCCGTCGAGGCCGCCGCGAGCCGCTTCTCCTCCTCGCCCTTCTGCCTCAGGATCTCGTCGCTCGTCATCGTCGTTCCTCCTTCTTTCCGGAGCGCGGGGCCCGCTGGTTCTCTCAGCAGGCCCCGTCCCCTCGCCGCGGGCTTCTTTTTTCTCGCCCGCGGCTTCCGCCCGGCGGTTCCCAGAAGTTCCGCCGTTCGACCTCGAGATTCGAGGCGTGATGAAAAGCTCATCGCGCCTCGCCAGTTCTACATTCCACCCGTGCCGGCCGGCGCGTCGTCGGCGCCGGGCTCGCGCTCCTGGAGCCCCGCCGTGTCGACCTGCAGCCGCCCGCTGCGGTACAGGTCGCGCACCGACTCGTACGCGTCGCGCGCGATCGCCGCGTTCTCGGCGGACACCTCGCCCGCGTTCTCCACGCGGACGCCGTGCCACTGCTGCCCGGCCGAGTTCTTCTGCTCGACCGCCGACAGCCGGTAGAGGCCGCGGAACATCGGGAGCGTCCGGCGCGTCTGCTTGTCCATGCGCAGGCGCATCTTTGAGTTCCAGTCCTTCGCGGCCTTGAGCCCCGTCGACTTCAGGCTCAGCACCACGAGGTGCTCGGGTCCGACCGGCCCCTTCGCCGGCACGACGAGCGCCGGGTAGTTGAAGAAGTTGGTGCACTGCGGGGCCTCGCCCTTCTCCCCGAACTGCGCCATCGGGCACGACGCGCACTCGCCGCCCGGCTCGCCGACGCCGGTGACGGCGTCCTGCGACTGGCAGAGCATGCCGCCGCCCTCGTCGATGTCGCGGAAGAGGATCCGGCTCTTGTAGAAGAGCAGCGGGACGACCGTGACCTCGGGGCCGAACCGCTCGCCCGTGATCGTGTTGAAGAAGTCCCCCTCCTCGAGGCCCTGGATGTACTTCGCGTCGGTTTTCTTGCGCTGCGGCGTCATCGACTGGCAGAGCGCGAGCCTGGGCTTCGCCAGGTCCGCGGCCTCCATGTTCTCGAAGCCCTCGACGGGCTCGACCGCCGTCCGCGCCGCGCGCGCCGGCGGGGCGGCCGCCTGCCGCGCGAGCGCCTGGCCCTGCGGGGGCGGCGCGAGCGCCCGCTCGCGCTCCTCCTGCTTCCTGTCCTTCGGTGTTTCCTTCTTCGTTTCTTTCGCCATGGCTGTTCGATCTCCTTTTGTGTTTGTCCACGTGCGGCGGACGGGTTGGGGGTGGATGTCGGTTAGTCGTTGTTCTTGTCGTCGTCCGGGCCCTCGTCGGGCGCGTCGTTATTTGCTTCGCCGTCTCCGGCGAGGTCGTCGTTCGAGACCTCCTCCTCGAGCGGCGCGTCGCCCTCGGCCGGGACCGGGTCCTGCTTCGCTATCGGTTCGCTTCCAGGTTCCGGCAGGTTGTTGTCGGGCGGAGGAAGATTATTGTCGGGGTCTTTCACAGGCCTCGACTCTTTCTTCGGCGCGGGGCCCGATCGTGACGGTCGCGAGAACCCTGTCTTGTTTTTACTTCGCTTGGCCGGCTTTTTGCTTTTCTTCTTCTTCGCTGGTTTCTTCTTCACTGCTTGTCCCTCCCTCTCACGTGCGGTGCTGGGTTGCGGCCCGCCCCGGGCCGGATTAAAATTTTTGACCGATTTGCTCGGCTCCCTGTCTGGAGTGGGCGCGTGCCGGCGCCCTGTTCTTAAGTTCCCTCTCCTGCGTGCTCGCGACCTTGGCAAAGTGTTCTCAGTCGCTCTTTTTACGGAGCGGGTTTTCCCCAGCGGCAACCTGAAGAGACCTCCAACAGGAAGCCGAGCAAATCAGTCATCGTCCCCGTCCTTCAGCCCCGTGACCTTCGCGCTCGTCTTCAGGAACACGTCGACTCCCGGCGGGAGAGGCCTTCCGGCCTCGAGCGCCTCGGTGACAAGGCCCAGGAGCGTCTGGTGGTGCACCGACAGGAGGCCGGTCATGCGCGTCTGCTTGATCCAGCCAAACAGCTTCCGGCGGTCGGCGACCGACGGGTACGGCTTGTCCTGCAGGCCGACGCCGACCCCACCGCGGAACTTCACGCTCTCGATCTCGGCGCCCTCGAGCCGGTCGACGAGCAGCTGCGATAGCGCCTCGAGCTCGACGTTCAGCTGCCTGTCCTTGCGCTTGAGCGAGTTCTTCGCGCGCTTGCGCCGGACGAACTCCTTGCCGAGCGCGTTCGCGTCGCGTTTCGCGTGCTTCCTCTTCTCGGCGTCGACCTTCTTCTGGAAGTCGGGCTCCTGCGCGAACGCCTCGAGCTTCCCCCGGTACTTCGCGTACTTTCCCGCCATCTTATCCTCCTCAGTACATCCCCGGAAATTCGACGGAGTCGCACTCGTTCGCGGCCTCCTCGATCGAGTCCTTCACGGCGTCGAGCGCGTCGATCGCCGTTTCGAGCTGCGAGCCCTTGTCGCCGTCCTGCAGGTTCTCCGGGAGGTTGTCCTTCCAGTCCTGCAGCTCGTCCTTCAGCGACTCCACGTCGCCGGCGCACTCTTCGACCCGCGCCTTGATGAGCGCGAGCTGGTCGGCGCGGGAGTTCGGCGTCGGATCCTTCTCCATGTCCACGTCGGCCTTCTTGCCGAGCTTCGCCTTGATCTCATCGACGATGTTTTGCACGGTCGCCGTCTGCAGCGCCTTTTTCTCGATCGTGACGATGAACCGGCTCATGACGTTTTTCTCTCCTCGACCAGCCTTCGATCGCAGGACGTGCACCGCGTCTTTCCCATTCTGTTGATCACCATCATCGCCATCGCCCCGCACGCGCACCGTCGCGCGGTCACCAGCACCGCCACCGTGACGGGGTCGCCGTCAAGCACGGCGGTTCGGAACGAGCCGAGCGGGGTGGTAAAATTGTTCAGCACGGGAGCCTCACCGCGTCGGCTTGCGGCCCGTTCGGGATGATGTCGTCGTACAGGATCGGTACGCGCGCCTTGAAGTCGGCGAGCAGCCTGGCCATCACGCGCCTGAAGTCGGGGTGCGTCTCGCGCGTCGTGCGCATGCGCAGCACGTGCCGCCAGGCGCGGAGGTTCCCCGTGACGGCGATCGTCGCCGCGAGCGCATTCGGCAGGACCGCGCGCGCCTCCTGCGGGCGGACGCCATGCTCCAAAAGATTGAAATAGTAGCGCTCATTATCGGCGTAAGATGCGTGCATCCATTCGAGGTCCAGCACGTCTTTCACTTCAATCGGATCGATGAACTCGAGCCCGTTCGGGTAGCTCTTCCGGCCGTTAACGAAACGCGTGGACTCCTGTGTGAACGACATCATCCGGTGCCGCACCAGCTCGTGGGTGACCCCGCGCGAGACGCGGAACACGGCCGACGCCGACGCGTGCTCGACGACCGACCAGTCCCCGTGCTCGATGACCACGGCCTTAATGAACCGCTCCCAGGTTTGCTCGTCTTGCCGGCCCTCGCTCCTGTGGCTGATGCGCGCGTAGGCCTCGATCTTGCGCAGCAGCCGGATCCCCGCGACGCGGTCCTCCGGGTCCATCAGGTCGACCCGCGGGTCGATGATTCTCATGTCTCGTCCTCCAGTCTCTTGATCTCGTGCTGCAGGTACCACAGCGCCTTGCGCAGGTCGGTCAGCGCCGACGGCGTCTTGCGCCCCGCGCGGCAGACGTACTTCACGCAGTTGCCGAGCGCGAAGCCGAGCCCCCAGGCGTCGATCACGTTGATCGCCTCGAAGGTCATGTTCCCGCCCGGCGCGTAGTGCGCCGGGTGGTTGACCGTCGGGTCCTGCCGCGCGCCCGTTTTAATCTCGCGCTCGACGTGCTGGTCGCGCAGGTCGGAGCGCTCAGAATCAACGAAGAAAAAACCTTGTGATCCATCCTGGACGGGGCCGCTCCCCGACGGGCCCACGACAATTCCGTGGGTCTGGTGCCGCCCGTCGTGACCCGCCTCGAGCCGGCAGCGACCGCCCCGCGCGGCGCTCGTTCCTCCGTAGACAGCGGCGCACTGGTTCTTAGCGGCCATACTTCTTCTCCGCCTCGCACCGCACGCAGGTGCGGTGGTGGTGAACCGTGGCGTGGTGGAACCGCTGGTCCGCGTCGTAGGTCGTGTCCATCTGCACGGCGTGGCCCTCGGCCTTCAGCGCGCGCACCGCCTGCTCCACCGCCCAGACGTCGGCCTGCCGGCCGACCTCGGTCGTGCCGGGCCCGGACACCAGGTTCCTCGCCTCGTCGATCGTCATCGCCATGTCAGTTCCATCCCTTCTTCTTGAGCCCGCAATAGTCGTGGTCGCACTCGACGCAGCGCGTCCCGCCGTCGCGGTGGACGAACAGCCGCGCGAACAGCCCGCAGACGGCGCACCGGAAAAGGCCGACGGCCTGCGCCAGCCGCGCGTCGCCGCCGAGGTTCCAGACGTTGAACGCGTCGGTGCCCGGGTCCTGCCCGCGCGTCGCGCGCAGCGCGTCGTCGATCGTCATCAGGTCGGTCGTCACGTCGCGTCCTCCTTCGGCGGGATCGCCTGCCCCAGCTTGTCGGCCTTGGCCTGCAGGCACGGCGCGCAGGTCACCACGTGGTGCCGCCAGCCGGTAACCTTGTACTCGCCGACGAGCGCCGCCGTCCGGCACTCGAAGCAGTAGCCCAGGTAGACGCGAATCAGCTCGAGCACCGCGCCCTCCTTCCGGCTGGGCGGAGGGCGGCGGCGGCCGCGGAGAGGATAGCCTGTCTCCGCGCGGTGCGGCGGGAGCCCCGTGGTTCGCGGGGCGTCCGCCATTGCGGCCGCCGCCGGCCCTTTCGGTCATAGGCCTTCATCGTCAGCATCCCGGCTTCGCGCGAAGCAGCCCGTAGACGACCATCGCAACCAGGGCCCCCTCGCACAGGATCAACAGCGTCCAGCGCTTCCAAGACATGCTCATTTTTTCCTCGCCTCCTCGGCCTTGCGCCGCTCGCGCGCCGCCGCGGCCCATTCGACTTTTCGATATACGTCTACAAAATGTAAATCGGGCTCCAGGCGCAGCTGGCTGAACACCCTGAACTCCGGCATCGCGAGCCGGATCGTCTGGCCGTCGGGCGCCGCGTACACCTTCGCGATCACCTGCTGCCCGTCGCGCAGCTCGCAGACAGCAAGGTTGTTCTTGTCGCGCGTGAGGAAGAGCTCGATCACGCCGCGATCTCCCTCTTGGAATTGCAGGACGCCCGCGCCTTTCCGCACCTCGACAGGCGGTTCCGGACGTAGGCGCGGGTCAAATTCAGCTGCCGGCCGATCTCGGCGTAGCTGACGCCGCGCGACCGCAGCGCGATCGCCTCGGCACCGGCGGCGTGCCACTTGCTCTTCAGGTGGGTATCGCGCCAGCCGGCGCGCGCCGGGAGCGGCAGGCCGCAGGCGCAGATGTCAGGCTTCTTGGGCATTCTCGTGTTCCCCGTTCTCGTTGGATTTTTCGTTCTTCTTCGCGCGCCGCTCGTTCACGCGCTCGCAGGCCTCGGCGATCGAGCAGGTCGGGACCAGGCGCTGGCTGAGCCCCTTCTTTATCCCGCATAGGCAATCCTGGCAGCAGAAGAGCCGCGTGACGGCCTCCTCGTTCTCGAGCACCTCGACCCCGCGGTCGCCGCCCGCGCCCATCACCTCGGCGAGCTGCAGGCCGAGACCGAACCCTTGGGCGAGCGCGAGCGTTTGATTTGCGTTTTTTAGGTTCACGATCGCGTGCTTGACCTCGACGATGCGGAACACGGTCCCCAGCGGCCCGTCGCAGAACGAGCACGGCTCGAGCTCGCTGAGCTTGATCCCGCTGGTCTTTAGGTCTAACTTGTCTTCAGGCATATCACTCCTCCAATGCTTTTCTCCACTCCGAGCATGTCCACCGCGCCACATCCTCGTACTTGCGCAGCGCGCGGACAATCGCGTGGTCCACGGTCTTTTGCCCCTGTGGGCCGGTGGCGATCACGTCCTTGTACGTCACGTTGAACCTCTGCCCCGGCCGGTGGCACCGGTCCTCCGACTGCTTGCGGATCATCGACGAGTAGTCCTGGCTGACGTACACGGCCTCGGTCGCGGCCACGAGGTTCAGGCCGAACCCGCCGGCGTGCGGCTGCGCCAGGAGCATGTACCGCTTCGCGTTCGACGAAACCGTCGTGAACCTGCGCACGGCGTCCTCCCGCTCGGCCTTCGGCTGGCCGCCGTAGAGCTCGAAGGTCGCGATCTTCGTCGCGTGGTCGCGGCGCAGCTCCTCGGCCAGGCGCTCCCGCTCGCGGCGGAACCGGCACCACACGATGACGGCGCGCGCCGTGGTCCACTCGGAGAGGTACTCGAGGGCCCAGTCGAGCTTCTCGCGCGAGACGTCGATCGTCATTGCGGCCGGCTCCTCCGCGGCCTCGGCGAACACCGTTTCCGCGTCGGCGGCGCCCGTCGGCGGCCGCACGCCGCCGAGGATCCCCGACGTGAGCTGCGACAGGCGCAGCAGCCGGACGGCGGCGTTGGCCTCCATCTGCGCGTCCTCGCCGTACTCCTCGAGCGCGAGGACGGCCTCCTCCTTCAATTCTTTGTACTTCTTCCAGGTCGCGGGGTCGAGCCTGACCTCGGCCGTGGTGAACAGCTTCTCGGGCAGGTCGAGGCAGTCCTTCTTCTCGCGGCGCAGCACCCAGGGCGCGACGCGGCGCGAGAGGTCGTCGAGGTCGTGGAAGCGCAGCACCTGCTTGTTGTTCCACCCGCCCATGATCGCGTAGCGCGAGCGGAAGTGCCAGAAGTTCTGGAAGCCGGCGAGCGCCGCCGGGTCCATGATGCGCAGCTGGCTCCACAGGTCGAGCGGGGAGTTGGTCACGGGCGTGCCGTTCAGCAGCACGCACCGCGCGCAGGCCGCGCGCAGCCGCGCGATCGCCTTCGACTGGTGCGCCGTCCGGCTCTTCACGAACGAACTTTCGTCGAGAACGAGCAGGACCTTCTGCCCGTGCTCCTTGATCTCGGCGACCATGCGGTCGACGTGCGGGTACTGGTTCCTGCCGCGCCTGTCCTTCGCCATCTTGCGCGTGAACTCGTAGTTGGTGACGACCCAGCTGAGCGTGCCCCGCGGCCAGCGCGAGCCGCCGAACCGCTCGAGGTCGTCGCGGTAGTCGTGGCGCCACACTTCGCGCCAGTGCGAGCCCTTGCGCGGCGCGTGGTACTCGACGACGCGGACCGGCGCCCACGCGTGCTTCCGGATCTCGCCGAGGTCGGGGTCGAGCCAGACGCCGCGGCAGCTCGCCGGCGCCACGACCACGACCGTGTCGATCGCGCCGGACTCGAAGAGCACGCACGCGGCGTCGACCACCTGCTTCGACTTGCCCGCGCCCATCTCGTCGAACAGCGCGAAGGCCGGCCTCTTCAGCAGCGCCTTGACGCCCTCGAGCTGGTGCGCGAAGGGCGCGGTCTTGAACTTCTTGGGATCTAGCTCGATCACCGTTTATCCATTCTTCGAAGTTCTTTTTGCCGCTGCTCGAGCGGTTGAAACACCCAGTACATCCAGAACGCGGTTAAAAACAGCACCCCGATCCCGAGAAAAATTTGAAACACCAGCGGGTGAACCGCCTTCGCGATGATCTCCGGCAGCACGATCGCGCAGACCATCACACAGGCGGCGAGCATGACCGGCACCATTGTGACCGTCATGCGGAACGCGGGCTTCCAGCCTTCGCGCTCCCAGAACCCGGGGACCTCGATGATCCGGTCCTTCGTGACGATAATTTTTGAGCTCATACCTCGTTCCCCCAGACTGACCAGCCCGGCGCCGGCCGCCGCGCGAACAGCTCGACGTACGGCCCGGGCGAGACGAGCTCGATCATCTGGCGCATCTCCTCCGGCTTCACGCTGTGCTCGCCGCGGGGGGCCGTGATGAGGGTCGTGCCCTGCGCGCGCTTGCCGTCGGACTCCCGCGTGCGGTACGGCAGGTTCCCGCGCACGCCGAACAGCACGTGCTCGGTCTGCCCGCGGAAGTACTGGCCGAGGCCGATGCGGTCCTTGGCCCAGGTGATCATCGTCTTGTACTCGAAGTTCCAGGCCTCCATCACCTTCAGCCCGTCGCGCAGGAAGTTGTTGGTCACCCACATGTAGAGGTGCGCGTTCTCCGCGGCGAGCCACTTCACGGAGATGCCCTCGCGGATCTCGAGCCGGCAGATCGCGTCGGTCTTCATCAGCGGGTAGTGACGTTGCGCGCCGCGCACGATCTGGCCGCCGCCGGACTCGAACCACGGCGGGTCGGCATAGATGGTCTGGAAAGTCTTGATCTTGAGCTCCTCGGTCATACCACGCTCCTCATCTCGAAGCCGCGGCCGCGATCGCTGCCGGCGCGAAAGCTGGACAGCTCGAACCCGGGCACGTCGTGCGCGTCCATCAGGTGAAACGACACGTGGTCGACCAGGTCGAGGAGCAGCACCTCGTCGACGGCCGGGTCGGGGGTTTTTAAGGGGGTCAGTATGTCGAAGGTCAGCTCGACCCGCGTGCGCCGGCCGTTCGCGCAGGTGCCGAGGTAGCGCGTGACGCGACGACGGGTGGCCGCATCTGAAATTACAGGCACGTGCTTGAGATCGGCGGCCTCGGTCGGCAGCGCGCCGCGGTAGTCCTTCAGCCGCGGAAATTCTTTCTGCACGTCGCGCCAGGCGCGAGCGCCGGCGCGGTCCTGGCCCTGCTTGCCGGAGTCGAGGTGGTATCCGAACGCCTGCTGCCATACTTTTTCTTCTTCGACCGTCAGCTGGGCGAGCGGCTTGAACTTGCGCGCGGTCATAGGCTCACCTGTTCCATGATGATCTGAACCTCGCCGTCCACGACGCTGTTGTCCTGGACCCTGATCTCTTCCGCGATCGTCAAACCCTGCTTGTCCACGATGCAGACCTCGGCCTCGTGGTTGCGGCACTTCTGAAGAAGCTCGATCAGCTTGCGAACTGTCATGTTATTTCCTCCCGCCGGAGCTTGGACGACCCGTGTCCCGGGGTCCCTCCGGCTATTTCACTTCTACAAAATTTCCTTCTCCGTCCATCTGGAAAGACCGCTTCTGCCCCTCGAGTTCCACGACTTTCAGCGCGACTTCGGTGTGCATCTGCGATTCCACAAAGGCGCCCTCGGCGTCCTTGGCCTCGACCTCGTACTGCACCAAGTATCTCATGGCGTCCTCCGGATACTAGTATACATTTTCCGGCGAACCTTGTAAACGACTATTTTAGCCTTTGTTTCCTTGCCTTTTTATGATCTCCGCGAGGCGCGGCGGCTCGTAGCCGGCGCCCTTGCCGACCCCCGGCGCGTACTTCTCGCCGGGGGCGACGGAGACCGAGAAGTCCTTGGTCATGTTCGACCGGTGCACCTCGCGGAACAGCTCGTCGAGCAGCGGCCCGAAGCCAGTGACCACGGCCGTGCCGACGACGACGTACAGCAGGTCGCACAGCCCGTCGGCCAGCTTCTCGCGGTTCGCCTCGGCGAGCGCGTCGGCCACCTCGCCGAGCTCCGTGATCATGAGGCGCAGCCGCATGAACGCGACCTCCGGCCTGATCGGCAGCACCGGCCCGTACGGGATGAACTCGCCCCGCGCGCGGTAGTGATCCGCGACGAGCGCGGCCCAGTCCTTGGCGCGATCGCGCTTCTCGAGGCGGACCACGTTGTTCTCATCGGTCTTCATCTATTTTTTCCTCCGCTTGATCTCTGCCGGAACGCGGTGAAAACGGCAGGTGTGAATTTCCCCGTGGACCCCCGTCCAGGTCCGGTTTGCCTCGATGGCGCAGCCGCCGGTCGAGCATAATTGCAGCTCATGATCGGTCCTGACGCTCAGAAGATAAACGATCCGAGCTCCGAGCGCGCGCACGGTCTTGTCGTGCGCCACGATCGCCGACGACAAACGCTTGTTCTTCCACGAATCAGTCACGGGGTAGAGAACGTGACCGCGCGGCGAGCCCAACGCGTAGAAGCCCGCGCCGCGCAGCCGGAACAGCGTCTGCCACTGCAGCGCGGTGAAGGTCTTCTCCGGCGGGCGCTCCGCGTCGGGCACCCACTTCGCCTCGATCCACAGCGTGACCTTCCCGTAGCTCACGGAAAAGTCGGGTATCCCGCCGGTGCGAAGGTCGTTGTGCTTGACCACCCAGGCCGACGGCAGCCGACGCCTGAGGTCCTTCATCAGCTCGTGCGTGAACTTGTACTCGCTCACTTCCACACCCCGTTCTTGTCCGTCGTCTTTCGCCCGGCCTGCGTCAGCCTGTCACGCCCGCCGTTCTTCACGAACTCCGCGACCCACGAGCACAGGTACGCCTGCATCGCCGCGTGCCACGCGCGCTCGTCGTCGCGGTAGGTCCTCATGTGCGCGTACTTGCCGGCCTTCGCGTCCCTGCGGTACTCGTGGATCTCGCCGGTCCACCGCGCCATGGGCAGGTAGAGCCAGCCCGGGGTCAGCGCGATCGACAGCTTGTCGGCGGCGCAGAGCCGCGTGGGCTCGGTTCCGTATCGCTTCGCGAGGAAGCGCGAGTGGTAGAACGTGAAGCAGTACCAGGTGAGGTTCAGGTCCGGGCTCGTGCCGCCCGGCGGGGAGACGCCGAAGACCTTCGCGATCGCACGGCCGAAGCTCCTCGCGAACCAGCTCGCGTTCCAGGCGAAGTCTCCGTCCGCGCTGCGGTAGTCGAACAGACGTCCCATGATCTTCGCGCCCAGGAACGGGTGAAGCTCGCCCTCCGGCCCGTCCATGTTTGGCTTGCCCCAGTAGCCGAGGTCATGGACGAAGAACGCCACCCACAGGCGCGGATCCCACGGGAAGCCGTAGAGCCGGCGCCAGCCCGCGGCGACGAACCACGGGTGGAGCAGGAAGCAGTGCGCGCCGTACAGGACGGACTTTGTGCCGACCTTCATGGTTGTCTCCTCGTGAAAAATCGTTTCACCCGCGAGAGCAGGGTGCGACGCCCCAGGATCAGGTTCAGGTGCGACGCCATCAGGCAGTGGAACGCGCCGTCGGACGGCGAGCCAAGCGACATGGTCAGGTCATAGGCGAGCTTCACGTCTTCCGGCTGGACCGGATGCCGCTTGATCTTCACGATCCCACCACCTTGTCCTTGATGTCGCGCAGCCAGAAGATTTGTTTTGCGCTGATGCTCGGAACCGCGAATGTCAGCTGGTCGGCGATCGACTCGACGAACTGCGTCTCGCGCCCCGACAGCTTCTCGGTCTCGTCCTCGACGATCCTCATGATGTCGCGCGCCTCGGCGACGCGCGAGTCGTTGTCTTCGCCGGATTCATTACGAAGGGCCATCGGTCACCACCTCGTTCCAAGAAGACGCTGCAGCGCCCAGTAGGACGGGTTCAGCAGCAGGTCGAGGCCGTTAGCGGTGAAGAACACTGCGGCCGCGCCCGCGATCGCGCTTCCGAGCCACCACACCTCGTGCAAGGACCTGCCGCTGTCGATCGTCACCTTGTCCGCGGTCCGGCGAAGTTTTGTCCCGAACCACAGACAAAAGACGGCGGCGGCGAGAAGAACGCCCGCCACGGCCAGCGCCTCTGCTCCGTCAATCACGGACTGCCGCACGTACCAGCCCCAGGCCGTGCCGCCGGCCTCGCCGATCTTCGCGGTCAGCGCGTCGAACCGCTTCAGCAGCTCCTGGGGAATTGAAACTTCGGTCTGTAGCATCATGTCTTCTCCTCCGGGTACAGATATTTGTTCACCTTCTGGCACTTCCTGTGGTACGCGTCCCTGAACTCGTCCTCGTCGACCTTGTACTCGCGGCGCATGAAGTTGATGAAGTACTCGACGTCGGCCATCTCCTGGATGAGCAGCGCGCGGTTGTTCGCCGGCATCCTGCCGTCGTTGTCGGACAGGATCCCGAAGCGCTTCACCTTCGAGATGACCACGGCCAGCTCGGCGCACTCCTCCTGGGCGAGGTCCAGGGCGATCCGCTCGCGCTCGTTGCTGGTCATCTTTTTCTCCTGCGATCGCGCGACACCACGATGGTCACCGTGTCGCCATGCCGAAAGTGACGCGAAGACACAGGAAGCTCAAATTTGAAATGGGTATTCAGACCTCCGGCGGTCATCCACAGAACGGTTCGCCCCAAGCACGGCGTGGCGGTTACCCTGCCCGTCAGAATAATCTTCCCACCGATTGTCTTGGGATACCACCGTTTGAATCTCCACTTTTTCTCCATATTATGATTCCTCCCCCGTCCCGAGCGACAGCGCCGGGAGCTCGGCGACCGCCGCGCCGGCGATGCCCTCCAAGTCGCCGTAGAGGCCGCCGAGGCTCGTCACGGCCTGCGCCAGCGTCTCGCGCCGCTTCGCGAACTGCTTGGTCATGAATTTCTCCTCCTTCTCCAGGTCCTCGCGCAGCCCGCCGAACCGCTCGACGATCGCCTCGATCCGGTGGCGGAAGCCGTCGCCGGTCAGGTACGCGTAGACGAGCTCCGCCTTCGTGCGCTGACCGGCCTGCGCCGCGCGCGCCTTCGCGATCCCCGTGATGGCCTGGCGCAGCGCGGCGGCCAGAGGCACCGCGTAGGCCGGGGCGCACACCCAGACGCCCTCGACCAGCGCAAACGTCGCGACCCCCTCCGGCAGCGCCTGCGACACGATCACCGCCACGTCGGCGCCCGAGCTCCGCCAGTCGTCGCGCAGCTTCGCGAGCCAATCCGGCCCCCAGTTCTTCGTGCGCTTCGACTCCCACAGGATCCTGCCCGCGGCGCCAGCGACCGTGACCACGCGCTGCACGCAGTCGGCGCCGTGGACGCCCTTGCCGACCGGCTCGACCTCGTCGGTCGGGAACGCCAGGCGAAGGTCCGACTCGAGCACGAGCTCCTGGGCCTCGCCCTGCAGCTGCTGGCTGCCCTGCTCGGCGCGCTTCTTCAGGTCTTCGATCTGCGACGCCATCTGGTCGATCGTGTGCTGCTTCTCGGCGAGCTTCGTCCGCTCGGCGCCGGTGATCTCCTCCGTGAGCCGCGACCGCAGCCGGTCGGCTTCCTCGGTGACGCGGCGCTCCACGGTGAGGTTCAGCTCGCGCGTCTTCTCCTCGAAGTCGCGCCGGGCCCGCTCCGCCCCGGCCTGCGCCTCCTGGGCCTCGGCGAGCTTCGCCGTCAGCCCGCGCAGCTCGGCCTCGCGGCCCTCGGCCCGCCGGCGCTCCGCGGCGAGCGCGTCCTCGGCGAGCTTCTTCGACTTCTCGTACGACGCGCCGAGCTCGCCGCTGATCTCCGCGCGCAGCCCGGCCTCGACGCGCTGGGACTCGGCCGCGAGCCGCTGCCGCACCGTCTGCTCGACGGCCGCCTCGCCCGCCGCGAGCGCCTGCTCGCGCTTCTTCAGCGCGTCGGCCTGCAGGTCGAGCTTCTTCTTCGTCTCGGCCTCGAGCCGCTTGACGATCGGGCCCGCGAGGGCCTCGGTCACCGCGATCTCGGCGCCGCACTTCGGGCAGTTGATCAGGGGTTCTGTCGCCATGTCAGTTTGTTCCTCTCTTTCTATTCCATGTTTTTTTGCAGCGCGAGCACCGGCAATCGCCGTCATGGGACACTTCGCGCCGGCAAACGCACGCGCCGCCGCGCCGGTTCTTGCGGGCAGAGAGACATTTTATCTTCTTAAGCCTAAGCCGTGTCACGTCATCGCCTCCGCCCAGTTCTTGCCGTAGCCGATGCTCCACGTGATCGGCACGTTGAGCTTGTACTCCTGCACGGCGAAGCACTCTTCGAGCAGCCTCGCTGACTTCTTGCTCTTATTTTTTCGATCGCCCCACACCTCGTCGTGCACCGTCGCGCGCAGGACGATCTCGAGGGTCTTGCGCTCGTTGTACAGCCGCAGGATCTTCTTCTTCATGATGTCCGCCGCTGACCCCTGCAGCACCGAGTTCAGCGCCTTGTAGAACCGGTCGCCCTCCTGGAAGCGCGACCGCCGGCCGGAGATCGTTTTCACGTACCCGCGCCGCTCGGCGAGCCGCTCGCAGAAGCGCAGCAGGCGCGTGGCCTCGGGGAAGCGGCGGTCGTACTGCGCGTCCATCTCCTTGCACCGCTCGAGCGGAAGACCCGTCATCGCGGCCGACTTGGCCACGCCGCCGCCGTAGAGCTTGCGGAAGTTCCAGTTCTTCGCGTACACGCGCTCCATTACGTTCTGCAGGATCTCGTCGGTCACGAGCTGGTGGAAGTCCGTGTCCGGGTCGTCGTTGTAGGCCTCGATGAGGCGCGTCGAGTGCGGCGGCGGCACCGACGAGTTGTGCGCGAACAGCCGGTACTCGATCTGGCTCGCGTCGGCGTCGAGCAGGTCCGCGCCCTCGCCGGCGAGGAACAGCTCGCGGATGACCCACCGCTGCGTCAGGGCCGGCTGCTTATCCGGCTTGTAGACCTGCTGGATGTTCACCTTCGACGACGCGTAGCGCCCGGTGATCGTGCCGTTCTCGTCGCCGCGCAGCTGGTGCAGCTGGTACGGCAGGAGGCCGCCGGGCAGCAGCGCGTCCCGGTATTTCAGCAGGTACTTCGAGAGCAGCGACGCGAGCTGCCGCGCCTCGAGCGCGGCGTGGACCGCCGGGTTCGTGATAACCCATCTTCGATCTTTTCCGTCTCCTTCATAGCGTCCCGAGTGGCGCAGCAGCGCTTCCTCGGTGAAGGCCTCGTTCCCCTTCTCGGTCGTGAAGCCCGTGTGCGCGACGCCGAAGTTCTGTAAGAACTTGCGCATGTCCCGGCCCGAGTCCGGGTTCACGCGCAACTTGGTCAGGCGCCAGATGTCCATCAGCCGCTTCTGGTGCTCGGCCGTCACCTCGGCTATCCACCGCTCGAGCTTCGGCGCGTCGATCGGCGCCATGGCGCGCTCCATCGCCATGGTCGACCAGATCAAGCCGTCCTCGAGCGCCAGCACCTCGCCGAGCCCCTCGCGCTCGATGTCCGGCAGGTAGCTGAACCAGCACTCGCGGGTCAGACGCCCGTCCTCGCGCGCGTACGGCGCGACCACGTCGGCCGGCAACTCGTGGATCTTGCCCGGCGGCGGCGCCAGCTTGCCGCGGCCCAGGCGGTCCTGCGCCAGGTCCTCGAGCTTGAACTTGCGGCGGCGGTCGTCGAGCAGCGCGGCGGGGTGCTGGATCTCGTGCGGCCGCGCGCCGAGCGCCTCGAGGTCGAGCCCCCACCGGCGCAGCCAGTCGAGGTCGCCCTTCGCGTTGCGGAAGATCAGGTCCTCGCCGGCCAGGTGCTCCTCGCACCACACGCGCACGGCCTTCGGGTCATGCTGCCGCCCCTCCGCGTGCCCGAACGGGAAGTAGCGCGACTCGTCGGCCGTCGCGACGACGATGCCGACCGGCAGCGCGTCGCGGCCGAGCCCGTCCGACTCCACGTCGATCGCGGGCCACGCGCCCTCCGGGAACTGGTCCGGCAGCGCGTCGGGCCTCAGCCCCGACCCCTGGCGCCGCGGTCCGCGGTCCCCGGCGGGGCCGAAGCTTGTCCCGTCAGTAAAGGACAGCGAGGTCTGCGTCTGCGTCATAGTAGAAAAGCCTCTCCCGTCTCACCAGCAGCTCCTGCCCGAGGTCGTCGCCGACGTACGGCGCGACGGCGACGACGCGCGCGATCGGCGTGTTCAGGATCATCTTCGCGCACGCGAAGCACGGCGTGCAGCTGACGTAGACCGTGTGCGCCAGGTCCAGCCGCGAGCACTGCAGCAGCGCGTTCTGCTCGGCGTGCACCGCGAGGCACCGCCGGACGTCGCCCTTCGGGTCCTGGAAGCCGTCGCACGTGCGCTCGCCGGCCACGCAGTGAGCGACCCCGGACGGCACGCCGTTGTAGCCCATCGACAGCACGTGGCCCTGGACGTCGGTGATGATCGCCCCGACCGCGCGCCGCGCGCAGGTCGAGCGCGCGGCGACGAGCCCCAGCATCTTGACGAAGTACGCCTCGCGGCTCTCACGCACGGCCGTCCTCCAGCTCCTCGAGGATGACCCGCGCCTTCTCGCTGGTGCCGGCCCGCAGGCAGCGCGCCCACGACAGCCACGGGCCCTCCAGCAGGTCCCACGCGGGATCGGCGTCGTTCACCAGGCTCTGCGCGACGGCCGCGAGCGGCGCCGACTCGATGATCGGGGGGCTCTTGACGGAGCGGCCGAGCCCCAGGTCCGCGATCTTGTACGCGGCCTCCCAGTTCGGCCCGTAGAGGTGCGACGAGCCGAGGTTCATGATGAGGCCGCCCAGCCGCAGGTTCAGCTCGGGGCGCGTCTCGTTCAGCGAGCAGCAGAGCAGGTTCGAGAGGAAGGTGAACGAGGCCACGTCGTACGGGATCCCGAGCCAGGCGTCGGAGCTGCGCATCGTCACGATCGTCTCGAGGAGCCCGGCGCGGATGAGCCACTGCATGGAAAGCGTGCACGGGACGTCCTTCGACCGCCCCTGCGGCCAGCGCCAGATTCCGCTCACCGCGCCGCGCGAGCTTGCGTCGTACAGCAGCGTGTCGACGACGTAGGTCCACTGCTGCGCGAGCCGCGGCCCGTAGGCGCCGGCGAGCCTCGCGCCGTCGTCCGAGAACTTCGCCATCTCCCTGTTGTAGCGCGTCAGCGGCGCGAGGTCGTCGAGCCCCGCCGCCATCCAGATCATCTCGGCCACGAGGAAGCGGAAGTTGAGCCTCCGAACCGGGTCGGCGATGATGTTGTGGTAGGCGTCGTCGATGCGGAGCTGCACCCCGAGAATCTCCTTGGTCGCGAGCCCGCGCGGCGACACCTCGCGGCCGTTCACCGTGAGCTGCCACAGCAGCTGCCGCCACGCCTCGTAGACGTCCCCGCCCCGGATGATCATCGCGCGCATCCAGGATGGCAACGTCCCGCCTCGCAAGACTCAGGTCCGTTTCCTGAAAATACTACGTCCTGCATCTTGAACATCCAACTCCACCGCCGGCAGTAGCAACAGCGCGCGGGAAGACGCTCAAACATCATACAAAGCCAAAATAAAATGAACGGCGCCATCACCACTATGTTTCCGTATTTTTCCATCATCGCGTCCTCGTCCCCCGGCGGATGTCCGCCAGCGCGCGCACGTACCGCGCGCGTCCCCTGCTCCCGGCCGCGTCCCGCGGGTGCCCCAGCGCGTGGTGCTCGATCAGCGCCGCGTTCAGCCCGCGGTCGGCCTCGGCGCCGAGCGCCACGAACCTCGGCCGCGCCGGAAACCGCGTCGCGAGCTGCGACAGGTTGTGCGGGAGCCCGCCGGGGTCGAGCGCGTTGGCGAACGCGGTCTCGTGCCACTGGTAGCCGGCGTCGGCGAGGCACCCGTGGAGCCAGCCGGCCGGCCCGTCGCACGACATGAACGGGAGGTCGGGTCCGTCGCGCCCGGCGCGGTCCCCGACGAAGACGAACCGCGGCCGCTGCGAGCCGGCGCAGTCCGCGGGCAGCGGGAACCCGGAGAGCGCCCGCAGCGCGGCCGCGACCGTCGCCGCCCCGTGCCGCGTGTAGTCGAAGTGGAGGTAGTCGCGGTTCTTTTTCGCGCCGAACAGCAGCCGCTGGTAGCCCTGGTATATCCGCAGCAGCTGCCGCGGCGTCCGCACGTACTGGTCCTTCTTGGTGCGCAGCCAGTTCGCGAGCACGAACCGCCACGGCGGCAGGCACACGACGACCTGCCCGTCGATCGCCTCGACGTACGAGTCGATGAGCGCCGCGCCCAGCTCCGTGAGCTGCGAGCCGCCGCGCATGACGGGGCCGTACACGGTCTCTCCGAGGTGCAGGCGGTCGAACACCCGCAGGCCGTCGCTCCCCCGCGCCGGCAGCAGCGGCGCGAGGTACGTCCACATCATCCCCTCCGGGGTCAGGCCCGGCTTCGGGACCCCGCGGTGCGCGCGGGCGTAGCCGAGCCTCTCGAGCGCGGCCGCGAGCGTCGTCTTGCCACTCCCGTCGGGCCCCTCGAGTACGATCGTCTTCACGGCTTCCTCCCCCTTACCTCGTGCTCCCATATCGTCAAGACGCGCCACCCGCGGCGCCGCAGCGCGCGGGACACCTCGCGGTGCCGCGCGACGTTCCGCGCGAACTTCCTTGCCCAGAATTTCCTGTTTGTTTTCGGCGCCTTGAAGTGCGCGGGGCAGCGGTGCCACCAGCAGCCGTGGACGAACACCGCGGTGAGCCTCGCCTTGTTCGCGTAGTCCGGGCGGCCGTGGATCCCCTTCGGCTGGTGCCGCAGCCGGCAGCCCGCGCGGCGGGACGCGATCGGCCGGGCCTCGGCCTCGAGCGCGCTGACCGACCGGATCCGCGACATGATCTCGGACCGCGTCACTTCGCCTCCTCCACGATCCCCATCTTACGCAGCAGGTCCAGGTGCCACTTGAGGATGCCCCTCGGGTTCGGGCTGGTCGTCTCCCAGCCGTCGGCCCTTGCGCGGGCCATGATCTCGTCGAACGCGATCCCGCCGCGCTCGCCGGAGAGCGCCTTCGCCACTGCCGCGTTGTGCGTGCGGCAGTCCCTCGACATAAGCTTCCGCACGTACTCCATGCGAGCCGCCGGGATCTTCGCGAGCCGCCACCTGGCGCCGATGCGCGGCTCGCGCGGCGCCGCGGCCTGCCTCGCGGCGCGCGGCGATCGTTCTCGCTTCGCCGTATCCTCGTGCGAGTCGCGCGACTCCATGTCCAGTTTCGTCTGCCGGAACTCGTCGTCGGTGATGAGCATGTTCGCCGTGTCTCCCGGCTTCATGTTGAACAGGAAGTCGCCGTATTCGACGGAGTCCGGCGGCCGGTCCTCGAGGTGGCGGCGGACCGTGTCGAGCAGCCATGCCGCGACCGCCGGCACGACGCCGCGGGACAGGAGCGCGAGGCGCTCCGACTCCGGCCTGAAGACGTAGCCGTCGGGGTAGCCCATCAGACGGCAGTAGCCGGCGGCCGGCAGCGGCCGCTCGTTGTGTATCCAGATGCTCGTCCTGATGAGCGTCGCGCAGGAGCCGGTCGGGTCCAGGATGTGCGGTATCTGGGAGTTGAAGCTGATGCCCACGTACTTCTTTAGCGTCGCGGTGCGGTTCTCGGTCGTGAGCTTTACGCCGAAGCCGGCTCGCAGGCCGCGGTGCAGGTGGCCATATCCGTGCTCGCCGCGCAGCAGCGCGGCCGCCTCGTCATCGGCGATGCCGGCGGCGCGAAGCGATCGGACCGTGCGGTCGAAGTCGTGCACGACGGCCTTCACGGCCGGGCCATCGGGATCGATGCCTTCGAGTATCTCGGCGACGGTGCGCATCTCCGGCCGGTGGTGCACGACGAACGGCCGCGCCGCGAGGTCCGGGCGCAGCAGCACGCACCAGAACCGCGGCCGCCACTGCGGGACGCCGAACGCAGCGGCGTTCTGCAGGATCCTGTAGACGCCGTACCCGGACGCCGCCGCGATGCCGTCGTAGAACCCGCGCGTGCCCTCGTAGGCGCCGGGCACCGACTCGATCATCACGGCCGGCGAGCCGCGGCCGACCGCGTAGTCGACGACGGCCTTCGTGCTCTTGAAGTGGCCGCCCTCGACGCCGCGGGACGCGGCCTGGCGCGCGCCGGTGTTCTGCACGGAGAACGCGGCGCACGGCGGGTGCGCGATGACCGGGACGTCGGCCAGGTCCTCGTCGGGCCAGGGCGGCTCCGCCCGGTACGGCACGCCCGGGAAGTTGGCGCGCTGCGTCTCCCTCGCGTAGCCGTGGTCCTCGAGCGACCACAGGACCTCGGCGCCGGCCATGCGCGCCGCGATCAGCAGCGATCCGGCGTAGCTGTTGATGGCGATGACCCTCACAGCGGCTCCTCGCTCGGGCGGAACGGGCCGCCCTTGGTGCGCGCGAAGCCGGCGCTGCTCCGGATCCGGTCGTACTTGAAGAACTCGCAGAGCGCGTGCTCCGCCTCCGGCGCCCGCATGCGGCGGCCTCCGGCGGCGACGAGCGCGCGGACCGACTGCGTCTCGAGCAGCGCCGCGATCGCGGCGGGCTCGGCGGCGCGCGGCAGGCCGGCGCCGTACAGCAGGCGCAGGCCGGCCCTCGCGCCGGGGCCGACCACGCACCAGTCGCGGCCGCCGGAGAGCGCGCCCTCCTCGGCGAGGTCGCGGCACACCTGGTGGCCGAGGAACTCGCCCATGAAGCGGACCTCCTTGAGGCCCGCGTAGAACGCGGCGGCGCCGCGCTCGCGGAAGTCCCATCCCTGCAGGAACGCGTGCGCCGAGTCGAGCAGCTCGCCGGCCCAGTCCACGGTGCACGCGCGCACCTGGTGGGCGCCCGTGTACAGCGGCCGGCCGGCGGCGGACCTGGCCCGCAGCGCGTCGAGCGCGCCGCGGCGCATCCGCGGCCACGCGGCGCACGACGGGAAGTCGACCTCCTGGAGCGTCGCGGCGCGGTTGAACAGCCGGAAGCACACGGCGCGCCACGCGAGGTCGCGCGGGCTCCCCCGGCGCGCCTCGGCGGCGTAGTAGCGGTGCGCGGCGATCGTGCCGCGGTCGAGCTCCCGGTAGATGTTGGTGAACCTGTGCGCGCGCAGGACCGGGTCGTCGGTCCAGGGCGGCGGCAGGCCGCGGGCGCGGCGCTGCCAGACGGCCTGCCGCTCGAGCGCGAACGCCCAGAACGACGCGAGCGCGCGGCGGTCGGGCGCGGGGACGGCGGTGTGTCCGGTCATAGTCGGATCGTGGGCCTCGTCAGGCCCCCCTCATAAAGGAGCCTGCCGCGGGCCGCGATCCTGCTCAGGCGGCGGCGGGCTCGCGCTCCTCGACGGACTTGACGAACCCCTTCTTGCGCAGGTCGTTGATGTACCAGCGGAAGTTGTTCTCGAGCTTCTTGGACTCCGTCTTGAGGCTGCGCTTGTCGATGCCGGCGAGGATCTCCGCGAACGTCGGGGGCGTCTTCGCGTCCCGCACGAAGCGGTAGATCAGCGCGGCCTGCGTCTTCTTCTCCGGATCCGCGTACCCGGCGTTCACCGCCGACTTCGCCGTGACCTCGTACCGCGTGGTCAGCAGCTGCTTCGGCTCCTTCGCCTTCTTCTCCTTCGGTGTCTTCTTGATCTTGGCCATTGTTTGGCCTCCTTTGTCTGCGAACTGCTCCAACGGTACAAACTCGTCCACCGGCTCGACCAGCGCGTTCGGCGCCCAGTACGTCTCGTGCGCCCGCCCCGGCATCGTGACCTCGCGCTCCTCGCCGTCCTCCCCGTGCGCCGTGAACGACCGGACGCCGGTCCCGTCGAGCGCCACGTGCGCCGAGCACTTGTTGACGCTGATGAGCGTGCCCGTCACGACCCGGTCGGATCCCACGTCCAGGAAGTTCAGGCGGAACCGCTGCCCGTCCTTCAGCATATAGATGGGGACTTCCTCCGGCTGCTTCCAGGGAGCGACGCTCATCGGACCGCCGCCCTTCGCGCGTCAAGCCATGACTGCGCATGCGGCGCGATCGCTCGCGGGTCCACGCCCTCGAAGCCGGCATCGTACGAGGCGAGGTCGTCAGCGATCTCCGCCGCCGTCCACCCATCGAGCACGTCGTAACCGTTCTCGATGGCGGTGTCGAGCGACTTTGCCACCTCCGCCGCGTCAAGCGGCTCAAAGACGATGTATGAGTCGAGTGGCTCCCGGCCTTTGTTGCCATAGAAACGCGTGACCAACGCATCGGCCACGCTCCTGTTCGGGCACATGAACGCGGCTGACGGCCATCCGCCGCCCGGTCCTTCATGATTATAGCCGACAATCGCACAGCCGAGCCTCGCGGCGCGCCTCGCGATCGCCATGGCACGATCGACCGCCGGCCGCGTGGCGTCGTCAGCATCGGCAAAGTCGAGCTCGACGTACACCGTGTTTCTGTTCATCGTCTTTCCTCCTGTTCGTCCCCTGGCGCCGGGCCCTCGGGCCCCGCCGGACTGGGGTCAGTATACAACAATCGGCGGATCTTGTAAACTGTTATTTCCGCTCCGGCGGCACCTGGCCGCCGAGCCGGCGGACCAGGCGCTCGAGCCGCCTGATGCGCCGCCGCGCTTTCTCGAGCGCGAGCCATGGCGCCTGGAATGCGCGGTGCTTATTCTCCCATAATTGTTCGCTGCGATCGCGGCGGAGTTTCATGTTCTTCGGGTCGTGGACGGCGCAGAACACGATCCCGGGTCGTGCGTCGTTCCGGCAATGAGTCCGGTGGAAGCCGCCGTGGTACACGGTTGCCGCGCACGGCCGCGGCTCTTCAATTCGGCTTCGCACGCCTCGCCCCCTCCCGCGCGCGGCGCTCCTCGCCGGCGATGAACTTGTCGTAGTCCAGGAACAGCGAGTCGATCGCGCCGCGGCGCACCTGCGGCCGGTACGGGTTCCCGAGCCCGCGCCGGTGCGGCGCGACCCAGATGACGCGGCACGTGCCGTCCTCGTTCTTCCCGTAGCGGTCGTTCGTCAGCGTGCGGAAGAACCCGCGTACGTCGAAGCACACGCTGACGCGCGCGCCGGTCGGCGCCGACCGGTGCAAGTATTTGTAGCGCGGCAGCTGGAACGGCGTGACGTAGTACGGCCGGTCGGACTTCGGGAGCCCCTTCAGCTCGCGGGCGCGCGGGCCGCGGCGCATCTCCGGCCGGATGCGCACGCGCACGACGTTCTCCGCGGCGAGGAAGTAGAGCAGGTTCACCGCGGTGCGGAACAGGCGCTCGCCGTGCTCGCGCTCGCCGGAATGGACAAGTTCGTCGTTGTCGAGAATCTTGTAAGGGTCAAAACGGTTCGGCCAAGAAGATTGGGTGAACGACGCCGAGTAGTTGTCGAGACACGGGTAGGTTTTGCCTGTTTGCCGGTCGAGCACCGAACGCGGCGTCTCGAACCAGGTGACGCGCACCACGGGCTCCTCAGGCCAGTCTACGTAGTGGTGCGGCGGAACATACCGGCGGATGTAGACACCGCGGTACTCGGTCGTCGGCAGGTCATTCGTGAACGCGCGCGGCGCGATCTCCTGAAGCGGCGCCCGCACCTTAGTCTTGCTGTCGGCGATCAACACGTCGGGACGCGCCCATGGACGGAAGCCGAACGTCAGCCGTCCGTTGAACTCGATGAAGATTCCGTCGTGAATGACCGGCGGGAACGCCAGGCCCTTGAAGCGCGCGCCCTTTAGGCGCTCGAGCTCGCGCACGTCAAGCCAGTAGCGGACACTGACGTTGATCTCCCGTGCGACCTTCTGCTCATACTCCGCATGGAGCTCGAGGTCGACGCGCTTTTTCGGGTCAGGCTCGGTGAGCGCAATGTCATGGCAACCCTGCGCCGACTCGTGGTACCCATGGACGACATGGTCGATCAGCACGGTCAGCGCCCCGCGACCAGGAACACGGCGCCCGCGACGGCGGCGGCGATCAGCCACCACGCGTTCGCGAGCAGCCACCGGTTCCGGCGGGCCGCCCGCTGCGACCGCTCGAGGCGGAACCTGCGCTCGGCCACAACGTGGTCAAGCTCCTGACCTGCATACGCTTGTGATTGGACCAAAAAATTGTTTCTCTCCGCGTCGGCCACATTCGCCTGGACGCGTAAGTTCATCGCGCGGTGCTCGTGGCGGTCACGCCGCCAGCTCAATTTTTCGCTCATCTTTTTTATCCCTTCGATCGTAGGATCACTTCTCCGGGGCCGCGGCGGCGACCGTGGCCCCGAAGCTGGGATCCTACGCCCTCTGCCGCGGACGCGCGATCGCGCCGGCGTAGTCCTGCAGGTCGAGCTTGCGGCGCTCGTCCGTCGTCTCGTTCGCGAGCCACGAGAGCGCGTTCGACCACCGCCACCGCGTCTGCCCCGGCGGCAGAAGCTCGACGTCCGGGCTCGCGAACTTCTCGACGAGCTTCTCGCCCTCCGGCTTCGAGAGGTTCTTCTTCACCCAGGCCGTGATCGCGCCGGGCTCGACGTGCTCCTCGTTCGCAGAGCGGACGAGCGCGCAGTAGTCCTCGACCGCGCCGGGGCCGAGCACCGACGAGGCCATGTCGCCGATCGCCGAGGCCATCGCCCTCGTGTCGAGCGCGAGCGTCTGCTCGGAGAAGCGGACGTTCTCCGGCAGGCGCTTGCCGAGGTGCACCTGGTGGATGACGTCCTCGAGGCAGGCGAGGTTCGTGCAGTACATGCGGAGCACGATGCCCGAGAGCCGCAGCGCGCCGTCGCCGTAGTCGGAGTCGCTCAGCTCCGCGCCGAACGCCATGATCTCGCCCGGGAACGGCTCGAAGACCATCGGCAGGAAGCAGCGCACCTTGATCTTCGTCTGCAGCGCGAATCCGTCGGTCGGGCGGGCGCCGTACTGCTTCATCGTGCCGACGAACGCGTCGAGCAGCGGCCGCGAGTCGAGCCGGCGGTACTGGTCGCTGAGGAACCCGCGCAGCTCGCCGCGCACCGAGCGCAGCAGGAAGCGGTCGCCGTTCATCTTGCGGTAGATCTCGTTGAGGTTGCGCGCGACGAGCTTCTTGCCCCACTCCCCGCGCGCGGAGAGGTCGTTCACGAACGCCGGCAGGTTCCGCACCTTCGCCTTGTACGAGACCTGCTCGACCGCGTTCGCGTGCAGCGTGAGCGGCGCCTGCCCCGGCGCGTGCACCAGCAGCGTCGTGCCGCCGTGCTCCTTGTCGAAGTCGTGGGCCTCGAACTCGAGCTTGCGGCCCGCGACGATCATGTCCTCGGGCACGTCGCGCTCGACCTGTTCGATGACCGCCGTCACGCGGCGCTCGGAGGCGTGGAACATGCCGTCGAGCTTCTGCCTGAAGTGCTTGGCGGCCTTCGAGACCGCCTCGGGGTACGTGTCGCTTCCGTGATGAATCATGGCCATGGTGTTTCTCCTCTTTACGAATCGCGGCGCCCTGTTGGCGGGATGCCGCGCGGGTGGTCCCCCGCGGTCCGCCGGCGCCGGTGAAGCTACTCCAAGAACTCCTGCACGTCGTCGAACCGGTCCGAAATCTTCGTCAGCGTTGCGCGGTGCTCGGCCTGCAGGGCCTCGGCCGCGTCCATCTTTCCGCGGTCGATGAACCGCTCGATCGCGCCGCGCACGAGCCCGTCGAGCACCGACGGGTCGAGCGCGTCCAGCTCCCAGCTCTCGTGGCCGAACTCGGCGATGTATGCCGCGGCGCGGGAGTCGGTGACCTTGGCCGGGTTCGGCGGCGGCGCGTAATCCTCGACCTGGTCCATGTTCAGCGCGAGGCGCTCGAACCGCAGGGCGCCGCCCGTGAACAGCTCGAGCCGGTCGGTGATGTCGCGGCTCATGTCGCGGCCGCTCGGGTCGTGGTCGCCGAAGTGCAGGATCACGGGCACCTGCCGCGCCGCGCGGTACCCGCGCAGCCGCTGCGCCGATCCCCACATCTCGGACTGCGAGGTGTACCCGCGGCAGCTGAGCAGCGGGACGTCGAGGCCGCTGCAGGTGCGCTCGAACATGCCGACCAGCGCGTCCTTCTCGATCCACACCTCCGGCCGGTACGGCTGCCCCGCCCAGCGGTCGACGTTGAACTGCGAGGCGCACGCGGCGACGATCTCGGCCGGCGAGCTCCAGTGCGGGAGCCGCCGCACCTCGCGCGTGCGGTCGACGATCGAGCCCCAGTCGATGAGGCCGGCGAGGCGCCCGTCGTTCACGACCCCGCCGAGCGCCTTGTAGCTCCTCATCGTGTTGGGGATGAGGTCGCGCGACACGAACTGGTAGTAGAGCTGCCGCAGCGTGAGGTCGAAGCCCTGCGCCGCGTACTCGGCGATGATCTCGTTGGCCTTCTCGATCGTCGCGAGCGTGGACGGCTTGAACCTGAAGTCCCTGTACCTGATCTTCACGACGACGCCTCCATGAAGAACCCGTTGAGCTTGGCCTGCGTCCATGCGTCGTTCCAGAGCTGGGGCGCGTCGTTGTTCACCGGCGTGCCGAGCGACTCGAAGGCCGCGAGCATGACCATGTTGGCGTCGCAGAAGTCGTGCGTCGCGCAGGAGTCGTGCTCCTTGTACTCGGGGCGCCCGTTGCGCTCGACGGCGGCGCGCAGCGACGCGGCGCCGATCTCGGCGAGCAGGAGCTCGGAGAACTTGCGGGCGAGCATGAGCGGCGAGACGGCCGTAAGTCCGGCTTCGATCGCGAGGACCGCGGCGTGCGCCGCGTCGAGGTCGCGGCGCAAGATGCCGATCGCATTGAGCATCCCCTGCCTGTCCTCGAAGTCATGGATCTTACCGATCGCGAGGCCTCGCACGATCTTCCGCGCTGCGCGCTCGCGCTCCTCCCGCGCGACGTACTGCACGCGCTGCGCGACCGTCATCTCAGCGTCGATCGACCACGACAGCAGGCGACGTCCGGGCTCGTCGCCGTCCGGGTTGAACCGTATGATGAACTCGGACGCGCCGATCTTGACGTCGGCGAATCCCTTCGGGGTGACCTTGACCACGGTCGCCTTCGCGTACTCGCGGCCATGGCCGGTGTAGCGGCCGATGTAAACCTCAGTTCCAACTTTCAGATTGTCTGTTTTTTTCACGATTGCACCGCCTCGCGCAGCAGTTCGCGCATTTCGTTTGAGGTGAGCTTTACTTTAGAGCCGTGGAAGCTGAGGATGCGATCGGCCGGAGCATCGAAATTCGTGGCGAGCGCCGTTCGACAGTCGTCGATCGTCAACTGCACGTGCGCGACGATCGCGGCCTTGTTGAACTCGCGGCGCGAGCACTCCGAGAAGTCGAGCTCGTTCTCTATCATCTTGTTTTGGATTCTTGCGGCCTCCTCGAGCGGTACGCCGAGGAGCTTGGATACGTCCTGCGTGGCCTTGTTCATCTTCTTCCTCCCGTTCATTGGCGATGGGCTTAGACCGAGCCGCCCCGCCGAACTGAGGCAAGTATACAACATCCGCCGGAGATTGTATACAGCTATTTTCAGGCGGGCGGCACCGGGAGGAAACGGGGTGCCCCCGAGGGCACCCCGGTCAGATTGTTATGTCTGAGTAACTAGGCCTTGGGGGACGCAGGAAGCGCGGCCGGCGTCACGGGGATCAGCTCCTGCGGCGCGACCTTGTTGAGGATCGCGACGATCGCGTTGACCAGCCCCGCCCGCTCGATGTCCGTCAGCTTCGCGGAGCCCGGGAAGGCGTTCTCGACCCAGGCGTCGATGTCCGGCGTGACGTTCGCGAGCACCGCCTGCAGCTTCGCGGGGCCGGTCGGCGCGGCCTCCACCGCCTGCACCGTGGTCTCGGCGACGAGCGCCTGCTTCGCGATCTTCGAGATCAGGCTGTCGCCGGCCTGGATCATGACCGCGAGCCCGGGGAACAGCGTTTCGAGCACCGGCGCGACGATGTCCGCGACGGGCTTTGCGTCAGTGGCGACCACGTGCAGGATCTTTCCCAGGACGTGGCCGATCTTCTTTAACCAGCTCATGGCTCAACTCTCCTTTGCTCAATTGATGCTCCTTCTTTCCGGGGGCGCCGCCGGCCTCGGCCCGCGGTCGCCCGAGAAACTCGCGCGTCAGAACTTCATGAAGTCTCCCAGGATCCGCGCGACGACGATCGCCCCGGCCCGGAACTTCTGCCCCGCGGTCGCGGGGGTGTCGATCTTCAGCTCGTAGTGGTCCGCGACCTTCTCCACGTCCAGCATCACCTTGTCGCCGTGCTCCGCGGCGGTCTTCAGCGCCGCAGTCAGCCCCTCGACGTTCGCGAGGCTCGCCTTGATCGCCGGGTCGTTCAGGTCCGCCGTCACCGCCTCGGCCATCGCCCGCGTGGCCGTCAGCGTCACGCGGACATCCGCGCCGACCTGCTCCACCTGCGCCGTCACCGCCGGGGCGATCGTCTTCAAGGAGTCGGCGGCCTCGCCGAACTTCAAGGTGGCCGTCGCCGCCGCGTCGAGCACGTTCACTCCGCGGTTGGTCAAGCGCAGGTAGCTGTCCTGCTGCGCCGCGAACGCGTCGCGCTCCTTCGCGGCGGTCTGCGCGAATGTCAGGCCCGCCGCGGCCCAGGTCGCCTCGAGCTTCTGCGTCGGCAGCACCAGCGCGTGCACGTCCGCCGGCAGCGCCGCAAACTTCGGCGCCAACGCGGCCGCCCCGGCCTTCGCCGAGCGCTCGAGCGCGACCGTGTAGGCGCACAGCGCCGTCGCGGCCAGGAGCGCCACGAGCTTCGCGGCGTCGAGCGCGCGCCTCACGACCCGCCGCCCGCCGCCGGGTCGGTCGTCGCCCCCGTGGCCACGACCGTGACGTCGGTCGGGTTCTTCAGCGGGACCACCGCCGGCGGCGCCGGCACGCCGGCGCGGTCCATCATCTGCTGCCGGCTGGCGTTCCCCTTCTGCGCCTGGAGCAGCGCTCCGGTGAAGCCGCCGAAGATCCCGAACGTGGCCATCACAGCCTGGCCGTCGGACCCGTGCTGGTTGTACACCGTCCACCACAGGAGCCCGGAGCCCATCGAGCAGAAGAACAGCGTGACCACGTTCCCGCCCGAGGTCGACAGCGAGTCGAGGAAGTCCTGCCAGCCCTTCATCGTGAGGTTCCGCGCGATGTAGAAGAACGCGGCGAGCCACGCCGCGCTGATCGCCAGGTGAATCCAGATGCCCGTCCTCATATTTTCCCCCTATCCCTTCACGTCGCGGCGCAGCCAGCCGAGCAGGAACACCTGCTGGTCGGGCTTCGCCGCGACCTCGTCGTGGCGCGTCTTGACGAGCCACGCCTTGTACTCGTCCACGAACTTCCCGGGGTCGGACGCGTTCAGGTGGTCCTCGGTCTGCCGCCCGTACTTCCCGTCCGGCACGACCGGGCCGGCCTGCAGGTGCGCGAGCGCGAGCTGCGCGCACCGCACCGCGCGCACCGGCCCGTTCACGTACTCATCGAACAGCTTGGTGGCCACGCGCTGGTCCCGGACCCCGTCGAACCGCCAGTACCCCGTCCGGTAGAGCTCGACGGCCTGGTCCCGCGTCAGCGCGCGCACGTCCACGTCCGGGTGGTCGCGCTGCGCGAGCCCGAAGTTGGTCGTGCCGCCCGCGTCGGCGTCATTCACCTCGAGCCCGCCCTCGTTCGCCAGCACGTAGTCGATCGCGTCCTCGAACCTAGCCATCGTCGTCCTTCTTTCCCCAGTTGTGGTTGGCGTCGAGCTCGTTGAACAGCTCGATCTTCGGCCGCACCAGGAACAGCGCCGCGACCTCGAACCCCTCCTCGGTCTTCCCCTCGGCGCGCGCCGCGGCGGCGAGCTCCGGCCCGAAGCGCCGCTTGATCTGGCTCAGCAGCTCCCAGTCGTCGAGCTTCTGGCCGTCGGCGACGTAGAATGCCTTGATCTTCTCGTACACCGGGTGCCTCTCGAGGACCGTGACGTCGAGCCGCAGCGGGCTGTTGCGCATGATCAGCTGGTCGGAGAACGCCTTCTTCATCATCGGCTCGACGAACATCTCCCAGATGATCTTCATCTTGCGGTCGATGTCCGCCTTCCACGTGATCCCGAAGTAGAGCCAGCCGACGATCGTCACGGAGGCGCTGATCAGCGCGATCATGGAGCTGAAGTTGAACTGCCAGAAGTTGTTGTCCGTCATGCGCCTCCTCGGCCGTGTACTTCCTTCGTGAAACCGTGTATGATCCTCGTCATGAACATCGACCTCAACTCGTTCGCCCGGCTGGTCGCCGCCGGCTTCGTCGCCGTCGGCGCCGTCACGCTGGGCCTGATCTTCCTGCGCGCCTGGCTCGCCGCCCGCCGCGACTAGCGGCGGGGCCGGGCCCGCGCGGCTAGCTCACGAACCCGTAGTTGCTCGCGACCGGAGCGCTTACGATTATCTGGAACGCGGTCGTGCCTATCGCGCCGTTGGCGTCGGTGACCTGAATCGTGAAGCTGAAAGTCCCGGCGGCGGTAAGAGTCGCGCCGCTGATCACGCCTGACGACGTATTAAGTGTAGCTCCGGTAGGAAGCGCGCCGGAGACTACCGCGTACGCGTACGGCGCGACGCCGCCCTGAGTCGATATTGTCTCCGTGTACGCAGAACCAATCACGCCGCCCTTTAACACTTGGGCGACCGGCACCGGAGTGGATGGGCCACCGCCGCTGCTAATCGGCCCCGCCGTTGCTTTCGTAACCTGATGCTTCGCGAACGACGCCGCGCTGCCCGTCGGCGTCGGGATGCTCGCGGAAGTGAAATTGATCGCGCCGCCGCCGCTGCGGAGCTCGATCGCCGCCGCCGCCCACTGGCGGGACGCGGAGATCATCACGTCGCCGCGCAGCGCGGAGACGATCCCGATGCTGGAATTATCCACGAGCGCGATGGCGGCGGCGGTCGCGGCGGGGACCGACGCCTGCCTCTTGGCGCCCATGTCCGCGGTGAGCGTGTCTCCGGAGGACGTAGCCGCCGCGATCGCGCACACCGACCAGTTGTTCCCGTCCTGCGTGGCGACGTCCCCCTCGGCGGTGAATCCGCTCCCGGTCGCGGTCGCGCCGATATTCCCCACCGCGCTCACGCCGGAGTACTGCTCGAACGCCGCCGCCGCGAGCGTCGCGCCGCTCAGCGCAACGACGATGACGTCCGCCGCGTTGCCGGTCACGTTGTGCGCCTCCCATATCTCCACGCGGACGTTTGCTCCGTTGTTGACGGACGACTTGAGCGTGTAGGTGTTGAGCGCGGTATCGGTGATCCCGGTGACGGAAACGGTCGTCGTCAGGATCGCGACCGCGACGACGATGTCGCCTCCGGCCGCGATGGAGATCGCGCCGAAAGATAAAGACACCCCCGGCGTGGCTCCGTTGTTGACCGTCGACCCGTTGACAGGTGCAATCGCCATTTAGTCGTATCTCATCGCGGTTGCCAGCAGTCCGCCGAGTGCAACACCGGATGTCGCAAATCCTCCGTTCTTACTGACCATATACGTTCTGGTGCTTCCGTACAGCGTTATCTGGAACGGCACTCCCTCGGCGAAGTCCGCGCCAAACATGCTGGCGACCATCGTACCGGGGTAATCAATGAAACCCACGAACGGCGCGATCGTATCGACTGGAATCGAGCCGTTAAAAGCGAGAGTGCCGCCGGTAGTCGGCGAAAACGATCTCACAGGCCAACCGGTCGCCCCTGCGGAAAATCCTCTGTCAAAAGGGGTAGGAGCGACGCCCACGCCGAAGACGATCGTCTCCATAGTGCCCGACGCGCTCGTTCCGGTTTCACTTCCGTTGATCACGTACACCGTCACGTACCCCGACGTGTACACGCCGGACGCGTTGATGGAGCGTTCGATCGCGATAAGACCGACTTGGCTATTGATTACCGCATTTCGCCACATCATCACGCCGATGCGGTCGTTCGCGCCATCCCCGGTGAAATCGCACTCGTACGGCGTCGTCGCGCTCGCGGGGGTGAATGAAGCGGACGCCGTGCGGTGCCGCGTCGTCACGAATCCCGTGAGCGTCCCCGACCCGTTCGTGCCCGTGCCCAGCGTTATCGCGATGGTCGGGGAATTGGTCCCCGCGATGTTCCCGTACTCCAGCTTGACGTAGAACGTCGTCAGTCCGCTGCCGTTGGACTGGAAGATCTCGTAGAAGAACGCGGCGGAGCCAGGGGCCGCGCCGAGCGCCGCCCACCCCGCCGCGCCGCCCACCCCGCCGCCTGCGCCGTTGAGCTGCCCGGTGTCCGTCGTGTTCGTGTAGCCGACGGTGCGGAACCAGTCGCTGATCGCCTGCGCCCACGCTTTGTAGTTCGCGAGAGAGGAGGAGTCTTCTACCAGTTGAAGCTGCTGTGTCGACATGGGTTACCCCTATTCAATTTGAACCGTGAACTGCCAGGTCGCGGCGCCGCTGGTGATGTCGATCGTGAATATGTCGTCCGCCGCGATCGCGAGCGGGGAGCTGGTCAGCACTCCCGCGAACGTGGTAAGAGTGCCGGATGCGGTGCCGTGAGCCACGGTCAGCGGCGCGGTGAAAATTGATACGCCGTTTTGTTTTATGTCGAACGTGAGGTCGATCGCCGCGTCCGACGCCTTCGTCACCAGCTTGACCTTCGTGATTGCGCCCGCGTGCGGCGCAATCATCATAGCACCGACGTTTGTCCCCGTCGCCCCGCTATTCATCACAAAACCGATCACACTCCCCGAGCCCACGTCCGGGAGGTCGACGGAAAAGTCGCGGAACTGCATCGTCACCGGCACGTTGTTGACCAGCACGACGAGCGGGTACGGCGCGGACGCGAGCCACTTGCCGTTGACCCGGCCGGCTGGCGCCGCGGGGTTCGTGTCCGAGAAGTTGAAGCTCGTGGGCGTCGGGGGCGTCGGCATCTAGGCTCCGTTCACCAGCCCCACGACGGGGCCGATCCCCGACGGGTTGACGCCGCCCGGGACCCCGGTCGGGGTGAAGGTGTAGTCCGTCACGGTGGCCACGTCCTGGACGCCGCCGTGGACGGCGTTGAACGATGTGAACTTGAAGTGCAGCGTGACGCCGATCCACGCGGGGTTCAGCGGGAGCCGCAGGATCCCCGCCGGCGCCGGATTGTTCGGGTCGAGGAACGCGAACCGCGAGCCGTTCGGGTGGTCCACGTCGGGGCTCGGGCAGGGGGCGCCGAACACGGAGCGCCGAAGGTGGTTGGTCCCGCCGCCCGTCGCCTTCAGCGTGTACTTGTTCGGCGCGGTGAGGTTCGCGATCGCGTAGGCCAGCAGCCCGTACGGAATCGGGTTCGCGCCGCCGCCCGCGATGTAGCACGGGTAGACAAAGTTGTCCTCGTCCGAGACCTGGAAGGAGGCGAGCGCGCCGGCGGACTCGGTCAGGTCCACGGGCAGGTCGTTCGCCGTGTCCGGGTCGGCGCCGGCCGGCCAGTCGGCGGTGGAGACCCCGGTCGTCGCGCTGCCCGTGATGATTCCCCCTCCGTTCGGGCCGAGGAGCGGGTAGCTCGCCCCGCCGTCCGTGGACATGTACGCGACGCAGCCGCCATAGTTCCCGGCGGCCGACAGGACGAGCCAGAGCTCGCCGAGGTTCGTCTTCCCCGCGATCGCGGGCACCGCCTCGAAGATGACCGGGACGTTGACGTCCGGCGGGGCGCCGCCGAAGGCGGGCAGGTTCGGGTTCGCGACCGAGACCGTGAGCGGGAGCGGGGTGCGCAGCCCGTAGATGAACGGCTCCGCCTCGCAGGCGACCCCGTACTTGCCGTCCGTCTTCACGCTCGTGAGCCGCAGCGCGATCGCGCCGGCGACCGGGCGGGCGGGGTCCGGCGCGGGCTGCACGGCCTGCTTCGGGATCATGACCAGGTCCATGGCCTCGAGCGGGATGCCGACGCGGGCCTGCAGCCTGAACGAGTACGCGTTGCGGATGATGTTCTGCTCGCGGGAGATGATGCCGAGGATCATGCGCGCGACCCGCGTGGTCTGGATCGAGGCGAACGCCTTCGGCGAGTCCTTGCGCGTCCCGTACAGGGTCATCGACCCGTTGTCCGCCTCGGCGGTCACGCTCACGTCGTAGTTCGAGTCGCGGTTCGGCGCCTGGATCTGGTGGAGGTTCGGCGCGTCGACCTGCGCCTTGCGCGTCACCGTCACCGGCGGGTTGGTCTCGTCGGCGATGAAGTCGTCCTCCGTCAGGTCGATGACCGGCCCCGCGGCCGTCGGCGAGACGTAGACCGCGCCGCGCCCCGCGAAGCTCTGCTCCGCGTACGGGATCGACTTCAGCCTGAACCCGCTCCAGACCGGCGCCGCGTTCAGCACCCGGTACAGCTCCTCGAGCCAGTCCGAGGCCTTCTTCTGCGAGTCCATCACCAGCGAGCCGTTGAGCCCGTACGCCCGCGCCTGGAGCCGCGCCTGCCGCATCGTCGCGTCATCGAGGATGTCGCCGAGCGGCGAGGTGAACGTGTTCGGCTCGGAGTTCTTGAGGCACAGCAGGACCACGTTCCAGTGGGCCCCGCCCCCGAAGGAGTAGGAGAGCGGGTAGGCCTTCGGGAACTTGGTGCGGTACAAGTCGATCGCGAGCGACGGCGCGGCGACCGAGTCTCCCCCGTTGACGCTGCGCTCCCAGTGGAACGGCGGCGCGGGGATCGGCCCCTGCCCCGGGTCCACGGAGACGAACGACAGGATCAGCGCGTCCTCGCCCGGCCTGTTCGTCGGCGTGACCGTCGCCTGGTACTTCCCCCCGGTGCCGGCCGCGTAGGCCGGGGCGCCGTCGAGCGTGTCGAGGCCCCCGATCTCGAGCAGCGTGACGGACATGAACCGATCGATGTTCGTGAAGGTGATCTTGTTCGACTGCGCGGCCTTCGCCACGCAGTACCACAGCTGCTTCGAGAGCGTCGGCGGGTACAGCGGGGTCCAGGCGTTCCCGGCGGTGTCCGAGATCCCCACGTCCTGCGGCACCAGGGTGTCCTGCACGAGCTGGCAGAACAGGTAGTTCCCCTTCGTGTTCGCGAGGTCGAAGGTCACGTTGTCGAGCCACGGCTGGACGCCGCCGTAGACGACCTTCTTCTGGATCGTGCCGGGGAAGTCGAGGCACCCGAGCCCGTGGTGGAGGTCGCCGTACGCGGCCGGCGCGCCCGAGCCCGCCTGCGCCGGGCCGGACTTGAAGATGTCCTCGATCATGTCGGCGTGGTCCGCGTCGCCGTCGGGGTCGTTGACCGGGAACGAGCCGAGCACCTCCGCCAGGAGCGGCGGCGCGACGCCCGACACCCCGCAGTCCTCGAACGATGACCCCATTCCCGCGTAGGCCGGGTACTGGATCTGCTGCTCGGCCGGCGCGCCGTCGTCCGTGTAGACGAACGCGTCGCTGCCGAGCACCGACTCGAAGCCGAAGCGCAGCGCGTTGCACGGGACGAATATCCCCCTTGAATGCTTGCTGTGGAAGTTCCACGCGCCCGGCGAGAGCTGCGCGTAGTAGATGTTGACGTCGAAGCTCGCGCCGTCGGGCACGATGTTCGGGATGAGCGACACCGCGCCCGGCGGGAAGTTCACCGTCGGCCCCGACCCCGGGAGCCACTGGTACACGGCGGGGTACTGGCGGTAGCCGTTCTGGTCGGTCGGGTCCGGCCCGGCGTAGTTCACGTTCCACAGCGGCGCCTCGAAGACGCCCGTCACGTGGTTCGGCCCCTGCCCCCCGTAGTCGTCGAACGTCTCGTCGTAGGCGACGTTCGCCGTCACGGCGAGCACGCAGTAGAACTCCGCGTCGGGGATGGTGACGTGGCCGTTCGAGTTCGCGAACGGGTAGGTGATCAGCGCCGTGTACTTGACGAAGTTCAGGCTGAGCTTGTTGTTGTTCCACCACATCTGCAGCAGGTTGACGATCGGGTTGTGACCGATCAGGTAGTCCGCGTTGCGGACGTAGGTCGTCGGATGGAAAAAAAGTGAAGATTTTTTTTGCGTGAGTGACGACCCTTCGCGCAGGTTCGCGGCCCAGGTAACGAGCGGGTTCCCGCGCGTGCGGCCGTAGTAGACCGGGATCGTCGCGCCGTACACGCTGGTCTGCGCCTGCAGCCCCGCGAGGTAGGCGCGGTGGAGCGCGTTGGACTTCCCGCCGAACACTACGCGCCTCCCCGCAGCGCGTTGAAGTCGAACACGGCCAGCGGGTGGTACGCCCACAGGTGGTGGCTCGTCGCGTCGGCCTCGCGCGCCGTGGGCCCCGGCTGGTGCATGATCAGCGGCCAGGCGGTGACGATCCCGCCGTGGTTGAAGTGACTGCTCGTGGCCGTGCGCGTGAGGACCAGGGACCCCGGGAGGATCTCCGTCGTGCGGTACACCACCCCCTCGAGCACCTTGACCGTGTCGCGCATGATCCGCTTGAAGTACACCTCGTCCTTCCAGTGCTGCCAGCAGTCCATCGAGTACGGCGCGAGCTGCTCGTCCGTCACCAGCCCGCAGGCCACGGCCACCGAGATGAGGAACGAGCCGCAGTCGCAGCCCGCGCCCTTGACGCGGCCGCCCACGACGTACGGCGTTCCGGCCCACGACCGCGCCTCCGCGACGATCGCCGCGCGTCTCTTCAAGATCCCGTCGTTCGCGAGCTCGATCAACTCAGACCCCCGTCTGCGGGGCGGGGACGTACGGAAACCCCTGCCCCTCTGGAACCACGCCGATGTCGAACGTCGCGCCGGCGCCCGTCCCGCCCGAGGCGGCGGCGCCCGTCGTCGGGATGTACCCCTGGCCGCCGTCGACGACCTGGACCGCGGCGATCGCGCCGCCCCCGCCGACCGCCATGACCTCGATCACCGCGGCCGTCCCCGCGTGCCCATCGCTGACCGACAGCCGGTCTCCGACGGTGAAGCCGGTCCCGGGGTTGTCGATCTCCGCGGAGGTGATCGCCCCCGTGTTGACCGGCGCCGCGCCGCTCACGAAGAACGTGTCGACCCCGACCGTCGGGGCCCACGGCAGCGGGTCGTAGAGGATGAACCGGTTGTAGTGGTTCAGGCCGATGACGACCACGTCGTTCGAGGCGATCCGCGCGAGCTGCCGCGCGAGCGTCGCGCCGGCGCCGGCGTTGAAGATCAGGAACCCGCCGCGCAGCGCGTCCCGCGCGAACAGCTGGTGCGCGTTCGGGCCCGTCTCGTCCCCGATGATCGTGCCGGCGGTCAGCGGGCTTCCCCCGCTGCCCGCGACGACGGCGAACTGCGGGATCGCGTCCATCCCCGCGGGCGGGGTCGCGCCGGCGTACCCCGCGAGCGCGTTCGTCAGCTCGATCACGTTCGTCGGGACCATCTCGTTCACCACGTCGAGGAAGCTGTTGACGGTGAACACGATCTTGCCGCGGTCGGTCTTCGACTGCCCCACGCGCCCGCCGAACATCGCCGCGGCGCCGAAGGTGCTGGCGTCGCCCGGCGTCGGCATGAGCGTCGTCCAGCACCGAAAAAGCTTGTTGTCGAAGAACCCGAGCTGCGCGAGCTGGTACGGGCTCGCCGTCTCGATCGACTCGCTGTACGCGGTGTTCAGGGGCGTCCAGGTGAGCTCGAGGTCCGAGACCGCGAGCCCGATCTTGCTCTCGATGTCCCCCCGCTCGACGACGGCGGGGAGGAACCGCAGGAGCCCCGTCACGGGGTCCTTCGTCCCCCAGATCGGCCAGCAGAGCGGCGACTCCCAGCTGGTGAGCGCCAGCGCCTGGGGGTCGTCGAGGTCCCCGATGAGATAGAGGTCGGCCGGGATGAGGGCGCGGTGGGCCGCCAGCCACGCGAGGACCGCCGCGGTGGTGTCCGACCCGTCTCCCCCCGTGAAGCTCCTCATATCAGCGGCACCCGGCTCGTCACCAGCTTCAGCGACCCGCTCCCGTTCCGCCCCTCGCTGCCCCCGATCGTCCAGAGGTTGTAGACGAATTTCTCGAAGTCCTGCTGGTCCGCGTCGAAGCGCACGCGGAAGTAGAACGAGAACTGCCCCGTGACACCGGCCGCGGCGCCCTGGTCCGTCCAGACCAGGGTCCCGACGCCGTCGGGGGTCGTGCTGCCCGCGTCGTTGAACGTCGGGATCGTCCCCCCGGACGTTCCGGCCGTCGTCGCCTTCTGCAGGTGTCCGGCGGGGTCGATGATCGTGTCGCCGAGCGCGTACGCGTGCCCCGCGCGCCAGGCCCACGGGACGTACAACCCGCCGAACGAGTGGCCGGGGATCGCGAGGCCCGGGCCCGCCACGAGGTACCCCTTCGCTAGCGCCCCGTTGACGTAGATCGCCTGCGCCGCGCCGCCGTAGGTCCCGGCCGCGTTCAGGTCCGTGACGTCCTCATAGAACTGCCCGCCCAGGTTCCGCTGCAACGGGGTGTAGTAGTTCCCGGCGCCGTCGTTCACGAGCTGCAGGGCGGCCGTCGCGCTCGGGGTCCCCGTGGCCGCGGGGGCGAGGTTCGCCCCGTTGGAGGAGATCGCCGGGCCCACGGCGTTGTCGTCGGGGTCGAGGTAGAGGAAGTTCGAGAACCGCCCCTGCTGCTTGAGGAAGAACCCCATCAGCTCCTGCAGGTCGGTGTACGGCGAGAACCCCGCCGTGGAGCGCGCGTCGTTGAACAGCACCTCGTAGACGAGCTGCCAGGCCCAGACCGGGTTCGCCGTCTGCGCGATCGTGACCTCCGCGAGCGAGGCCGAGGACTGCAGGATGTTCGAGAACTGCGGGGTCTTGGTCACGGTGAACGCGAGCCCGCGGAACGGGGAGGGATAGACGTCGTTGCTCATGCGCTGGGGAGAAGCCCTTTCCGCGAGGCCGACCGGATCATCGGCACAAGCTCGTCGTGCACCATCCTGAGGGTCTCCGCCCGGTTCGGCCCCTGGGGCACGGTGATGTTGTAGTTGTGGTGGTGCGTCACGCTCGTCGCGCCGCCCGCGCCGCCCTGCTCGATGATGCGGTTGAAGCCCTGGGAGATTCCGCGCGGCAGCACCTTCTCCTCCTTGTGGAGGAACGCGAGCTGGTCGTGCGGCACCTCGAACCCGCCGGCCGCCGAGGCGATGATGCCGCTCGCGAACGCCATCTCCGCGGAGAACACGCCGGCCGCCACGATGGGCGCGAGCGCGAAGCTGATCGGAGGAGGAACGGCGCCCATGACCCAGTGGAACGCCTTCGCCGCGTCCTGGTAGGCGTGGCTGATTGCGGTCGGCTTGGCCCCGAGCCCGGCCGCGGTCGGCCCCGCGCCGGCTCCTTCGTCCGTCGCCGCGGAGCCGTCGCCGGGCTCGGACGCCGCGCCGCTCGCCTTCTGGGCCTTGCCCGCCGCGACGATCGCGGCCGTCTGCGCCGTCTGCGCCGCGACGATCGCGGCCGTCTGCGCCGTTTGCGCGGCCCCCACCGCGGCCGTCTGCGCCGTCTGCGTCTTCGCGGTGCTGGTCAGCATGAGGAGCTCGGTCAGGGCGTGCTGCACGGCCATCCTCACCAGCCCCTGCACGAACTGCGTGACCATGCTCCCGACAAGCTCGCGGAAGGCCTCGCTCGCGGTGCGCTGCCGCTGGATCATCTGCCCGATCGCGTTCGAGAAGTCCCCCGCGAGCTGCCCGCTGAACGTCTTCCACCGCGCCATCCGCTCGTGCAACGCGCGGTTCTCGTCCTCGGCCTGGAGCCTCAGCCCCTGATCATTCAGCGCCTCGAGCTCCTTCTGGATCCGCGCGTACTCCGCGGAGCCCTTTTCCCAGAGGGCCTGCTTCGCCAGCAGCGTCCGTCTCTCGGCCGCGATCTCGACCTGCGACACAGCTTCCAGCTGCGCCTCCGCGCGGCCGGGGCTCAGGAGGCCCACCGCCTGCCGCGTTTCGATGCCGGCGCGCTCGATCGAGAGAAGCGCGCGCTGATGCGCCAGGGCCGCGTCGAGCTCGAGCGCCCGCTCGGCGCGCTGCGCGTCGGCCAGCCGCAGGGTCAGCTCGCTCTTCTTCTGGACCAGCTTCTCGTAGGCCTCGCCGTCGGCGCCGTAGGCCGCGACATAGGCCGCGATCGCCGCCGTCAGGAGCCGCTCCTGCTCGGCCAGGCTTTCGCGCGACAGCGCCAGCTGCCGGTCCACGTTCTCGGCGAACCTCGCCTCGCTGTTCTTCTTCCCGTCCGCGTCGATCTTGTCGAGCTCCGCCTGGCTGGCGACCAGGTGGGCGCGGCGCTTGTCGTCGATCTCCTGCCGGTCCTTCTCCCCGACCTCGCCGCGGGCCTGCGCCTGCCGGAACTGCTCGTCCAGCACGTCCTGCTCCGCCCGCTGCCGCTTCTCCGCCTGCGCCCGCAGCACCTGGGTCTCGCGCTCGGCTGTGACCTCGCGCGCCTGGAACTCGCGCTCGACCTCCGCGGTCGCGGCGGCCGCCACCGCGGCGGCCACCTCCTTCGCCCCGGTCACGCGTTGAAGCGCCAGCGCGTTGTCCCGCGCGGTGATCTTGTCGTCCGTCGCGCTTGAGATCTCGAACCTCTTCTTCTCGTGCTCCTGGAAGAGCTCCGCGGCCTGCGCGTCCTGCCCCGCGCGCGCCTGGGCGAAGTCCACGCCGGGCTGCGCCTTCGCCTGCTGCTCGAGAAGGACGCGTTGGCGGGCGACCCCGGCCGACGCGATCCGGAAGCGCTCGTCCTCGAGACGCAGGAGGCTGGAGCGCGTCTCCTCCTCTGTCTGCAGCCCGAGCCTGCGCAGCAATGCGACGCGGGCGGACTCCAGCTCGTTCTGCTTTAGGACGGACTTCTCCTGCTCGCTCAGGAGCTTCAGGCTCGCCTCGCTGGCCTGGTTCGCCTTCTCCTGGTCGAACTTCGCCTGCATCTCCTTCAGGTGCGCGAGGGCCTGCGCCGTGATCTTGATCTGCCGGTCGAACTCCTCGTCCTGCGCGACGGTGTACGCGGCGAGGTTCACCCCGGCCTTTGCGTCCTTCAGGGACCGAAGCCGCCCCGCCATCAGGTCGATCGCCCCGCCCAGGTCGCGCGACTGCTTGACCGAGTTGGCCAGCTCCTGGTTGAAGTCCTTCGACGTGCGCTCCGCGTCGTCCGCGGCGTCGTCGAACAGGTGCCACGCGTCGACGGCCGCGCCGCCGATCGCGCCGCCGACGGAGCGCCAGAACCCCGGCGAGTCGGCCAGCCTCTTGTTCAGCTCCTCGACGTACTTCGAGATGTCGAGGGTCTTGTCGCCGGCGAGCGCCATCTCGGCCGCCAGGCCTGCGAGCGGCCCCCCGGCGAGCTCCGCGGCCTTCTCCTTCACCCGGTCGAGCGCCTCGGCCGACGCGTTCATCTCGCGGTCGAAGTTCGCGACGTCGGTCCTGGTCTTCTCCTCCTGCTCGCTGAGCTCGGCGAGCTTCTGCCCGACCTGCCCGAGGAGCTGCACGATCCCGATGAGCGCGATCGGCGCGAACGCGGCCGCGAGGATCGACCCGATCGGCCCGATCGACGCGATGAAGGTCGAGATGACGCGCGGGACGTGGACGCCGATCTCCTCGCCGAGGCCGACCACCGTGTGGCGCGCCTCGGTCATGCTGTAGCCGAGCTTCTTCGACCCGCTGACCACGCGGTCGAAGTCGGTGTTCATCTCCTCGGTCGCGGCGTGGGTCTCCGACGCCATCGTCTGAACCCCGGGGGTGAACTGCCCAAGGTCGATGAGCGCGCCTACCTCTAGAACCGTGTCGTTGGTCGCCATAGGGTCTCTACGAGATCTTGTGCTTCTCCTTCATCCGCTCGGCCCACGCGATCGCCTCGCGCGCCGCGTCGGTCAGCTGGTGCATGCCGCCCAGCCCCGGCATCGTCGAGAGCTTCGAGACGGCCGCCGGGTCGATCTCGCTCCGCGGACTCTCGGCCGCGTCGCCGCGAAACTCCCCGCGGACCGCCCTTGACTCCTCCCCGGCGAACCCGGCAAGCTCCAGCGCGCGGGGCAGGTCGATGTCGTCCACGTACTCGAACGTCCAGCCGGTGGCGGTGATGATGAGCCCGTACAGCCGGGCCCAGCTCAGGACGCGGTGGGTCCCGCCGCCGGCTCGTCCCCCGGGCGCGGCTTGAGCCCCGATCGCCCCATCACGGCGAGCATCGCCGCCCGCAGGTTCCTCACGTCGAGCAGCTCCTCGAGCTCGTCCACCTTCAAGTCCGGGTAGTTGCGCGAGAGCGCCGCGTGGATGACCTCGACCGCTGACGAGTACTTCTCCGGCAGGTTCTGCTCGGTGATCCCCTTGTCGAGCTCCGTGATCTGCGTCCACATCCTCTTGGCCTGCTTCACTGTCAGGCACGGGATGACGAACTCGCGGTCGCCCAGCTTGATTCTTTCCCCGTCGTACTTGACCCGCTCTTCCATGGTCTTCCTTTTCCGAGGGGCGCGGGGGCCGGTCCTGCCGCCCCCGCCCTCTCAATTGCCGCTCCTCGCCAGGCTAGGCGAGGTCGGCCATCAGCTTGCCGAGGTTGTTCGACGCGTCCGCGTTCGCCGAGCCGTCGAAGTCCGAGATCCAGAAGTCCTCGAGCTTCGTCGGCATCGAGATCGAGCCGAGCGTCACGTCGTTGAGCTCCAGCGCCAGGTACTTCGACCGGAAGTTGTCGTAGAGCAGCATCGACAGCTCCGGGGCGTACCCCATCAGCTGGTTGGCCAGGGACACCGTCACCTGCCCCGTCACGTTCGACGCGTAGGTGTAGCTGATGCGCACCGAGGTGCGGCCGTCGCCGCTGTTGAACGTGTACACGCCGCTCGTCAGGTTGACGTTGTACTGCCCGGCCGCCGGCGCGCCGCCGCCCGAGTAGACCAGGTTCTGCCCGGTCACGCCGTCCTGCACGCCCCAGTCCTCGACGATCGGGGTGTTGGACACGGTCGCCGTGTTCGTCGTGGCGTTCACGGCCTGCGCCGCGCCGATGCCGCCGTCCGAGACCTTGTTGTAGCCCGGGGTCTGGGTCTGCGCGAAGTAGACCTGGTTCAGCATGCCGATGTCGAACACGGCGAGCTTCCCCTTGATGTTGACCTCGAGCTTCCCGCGCGCGGTCGCCACGGGGAGCTGGTACTGCCCGAAGAGCTTCTTCAGGTCGCCCTTGAAGTCGACGTTGCACTCCTGCAGCACGCCGAACTTGAAGGGAGTCGGGTTCGCCGGCAAGTTTCCCGCCGACGGCTTTCCGTAGAGAACCCCGCTACCGAATTGTATATTCACTGAGTAAACCTCCTAAAACATTAACATCCGATAAACTCTCACGCCACCGGCCCCGGCAGCATCAGGATCGGCACCCCGAACACGATCTGCTCGCCCTCGGTCTCCGGAGTGATCTCCCCCTCGGCCCAGCAGTTCTCGACGAGCCCGCCCAGCGTCTGCTTCGTCGCGTTGTAGGCGTCGCCGCCGGCCAGCGCCTGGGTCAGCGCCCAGACGAAGTAGTTGACGATCGTCGCCGGCAGCGGGTTCTGCTGCCCCGTCGCCGCGGCCGCGCCGTCGGCGCGGATGTAGACGACCGCCATCGCCGTGAACACCCACTTCGTCGGCCCCATCACGCTCTTCTGCTCGACGTGCAGCGGACCCGGCGCGAGCCGCAGCGCGGGCTGCTCCGCCGCGGGGACCTCGTCAGGGCAGACGCTGACGCGCAGCGCCGACTGGAACTGGAACCCCGCCGGGAGCGCCGCCGTCTGCAGCTTCGCGAACAGCGCCGCGTACACGGCCTCCAGGTACGTCGGGTCGTCGTATTTCACGATCGCCGGCATCTAGCTCCTCACCCCGCGCGCGGCGGCCGCGTGCAGCTGCCGCGTGATCCTGTCCCGCAGCTCGGCGAGCGACGAGCGCATGAAGCTCCGCACCGGCAGCGGCGGGTGGTGCACCTTCATCACCACGATCCCGCCGGCCTTCGCGAACGCGTCGTACTGCCCCGGCCGCAGCGAGCCGCGGTTCTTCCCCTGCACGAAGCGCAGCTGGCGGATCCCGGTCTGCCCGAACCCCGCGCCGAACGACCCGCCCGGGAAGAACGCCAGCGCCTTCTTGTTCACCGGCACGATGTCGTACCAGCGCGTGCCGCCGTTCTCGTGGAACTTCCCGTAGAACGCCGGCCCGGCGGCCGCCGTGACGCGGCCGACGATCGACGTCGCGGTGGACACGGTCGGCTCGACGTGGGCCGATCCGAGGAGCTTCCCGCTCCTCACGTGTAGCACCTCGCCCGACAGCTTCTGTTGCACGCGGCGCAGGAGCTCGAGCATCATGCGCCCCATCTCGGCATTGAGCTCCGCGCGCACCGCCGGCCCCTTCTCCCGGATCGCCAGCTCCACGCGCTTGTCCGTGCCGTTGAACGAAAGCTGGATCACGTGACGCTCCTCCGGATGTAGTAGTCGATCACGCACTGGACCTCGGGCGGCCACTCCCAGTCGCGGTACCGCGTCGTCGCGGAGCTCCCCGCGCTCGACACGGTGCGGCTCGCCTGATCCTGCCAGCTCTTGCGCTTGTAGTTGATCGCGCACGCGCAGCGCGCCGCGTACTCGAGGTCCTCCGGCGCGCGCGCCACCGAGTAGGAGACGAAGATCTTCTGCCCGTTGTCCGCGGCGTTGAACGCGTAGAGCCCGTCCGCCACGACGTACTGGCCCGCGGCGGGAGAGCCCGCCACCGCGGCGAGCGGGACGAGGTTCGACGCGTAGACCACTCCGCCATCCGCGACCCACGGAGACTCGGCGAGGACGATCGTCTGGTCCGCGACCGTCTGCGGCTCGTTCTCGACGGGCTGCGGCGGGTATCCCGCCGTGTAAGGCACCTGGACGTTGCCGGTCCCGAGCAGGAAGTTCGGGCCGCGCACCTTCCCGCCCCACCCGCCATAGGCCCCGGGCGCGACCCAGCCGCCCTGGAACCGCGTGCCGCCGGCCGGCCCGGAGCGCATCGCGATCGACTTCTTCGAGTCCTCGACGAACACGCCCCAGACCCCGAAGCCCGTGGACACGGGGATCGTGACGCCGCTGACGGTGACGGGCGAGAGGGTCAGGATCGGCCGCGAGCGCAGGAACAGCCGCTCGTTGCCGTTCCCGTCGTAGGTCTCGAGCAGCGACGCGACCGAGTTCAGGGTCGCGACGCCGGACTTGTTCAGCACGTACCGGCTGAACCCCGTGATCGCGGCCTGGATCTCCACGTCGTCGTCGTAGGCCTTCTTCGGGTCGAGCTCGGCGCGCTGCTTCACCGCGTCGAGGCTCGTGAGATCGACCGGCGCGGCGAACGTGCCCGACGCCGTGACGGCCGGGTAGTACTCGACCTGCACCGGGTCGCCGAGCGCGGGGACCAGCGTCAGCGCGACGGCCTGCCCCGCGACGACGTAGTCGGCCGGCGTCGACTGCAGGAGGCCGTTCCACCACACGAGCACGGGCGCGCCGGGGCGGGGCGCGCGCGTCAGCGCGAAGATCTGGGTGGTTCCGTCCCCGGTGAACTGGTCTAGGATCGGCGTCACGCTTTTTCTCCTATGGTACCGTCACGCTGACCTCGTTCGAGCGCGCGCTCTCCGCGCCCGCCTCGACCGATGTCACGATGTAGAAGAACGTCGACCCCGCCGGAGCGGACGCGTCCAGGTACTTCAGCGCGGAGGTCGAGCCCAGCAGCGAATAAGGCCCGCCACTCGCCGCGCTGCGGTAGACGTTGTAGCCGCTCACGCTCGCCGCGTCGGCGTCGGTCCACGTCAGGCTCGCGCCGTGGACCGTCACGACCGGCGGCGGCTGGTTCCCGCACCCGAAGGCGGCCAGCGCGATCGCGGCCGCCAGGACGACGAACAGAAAGACGATGACGTTCCAGCGCGGCTCGCCGCGGAGCATCACGGCCGCGACGTCCGGCGAGTGCTCCGCCTCCGGATGCCTGTCCACGTACCGCTCGCCGCGGGGATCCACGCTACTGCCCCGATCCGCTCAGCACCGGGGCCGCTGGGGCGATCGTGACGAAGATCACGTTCGAGAGAAAAGACTCGACGCCGTTGAGGATCGCCGTCACCGCGGCGTTGAACTTGCCCGGAACGACCGCCGTATCCGTGAACCCGCACGCGGCCGAGCACCCCGCGGCGACCGGGGCCGCGTTCACGGGCGCGGCGCCCGTGCACGGACCCGTCGCCGTGCAGACCGGCGCCGTTCCGCCTACCGGCCAGAGGTAGAAGTTGTAGGCGAGCGTCGGGTTCGCCGCGCCGTCGCTCGAGGCCGTCCACGTCGAGATGACGCAGTGCACGGCGGAGCCGGGGCACGCGCCGGCCGGAGGTTCCGCCGTTTTCAGGCTCAGAACCGGCCGTTCGGCTGCGACCGGCACGACGCCCTTCAAGCTCGGGACGGCGAGCGCTTCCCTTCGCGCGAGCGGAAGCCCCGTCAGCCTCGGGGCGGCCTGCGCCGCCGTCGCGCAGGCCACAAGAACCAGTGCGATGCAAATCTTCAACGTTGTCTTCATGTTTTTCTCCTTGGACTTCGATTTAGCCTGCTTTTTTCCCCTGAATCGGAACCACGTTTTCCATCGACGAGATCGAGACTATCTCGTTCCTCTGCAGCTCTTGGCGTTTGGCCACCCCGAACTTGGCCAGCATGGCGGAGACGTGGAACTTTACGGTGCGCTCCGAGATGTTCAGGGCGCTGCCGATCTCCTTGTTCGCGCGGCCGACGCGGACCAGCTCGTAGACCCTGAACTCGGCGGGGCTCAGGAGAGACACCGCCGCGCCGAACAATTCGCTCTGGATCTCCATGCAGAGCTTAAAAATTTCGGCGTCCAGCTGGACTTCGCGCTTGCGAAGCCGGGCGCGCTGCCGCACTTTCGACCTCCACCAAGAGTACTTGGACCGCCCGCTCATTTGAATCCTATCGTTGACATGACGGCGCCTCCCGAGGGAGACACCGTCCAGGTCGGCGCCTGCGCCGCCGTCAGGTTCGCGCCGATCCCCATGATGCTGCCGGTGACGCCGTCCGGATTCAGATATGCCCCGGAGATCGCCGTCGGGGTCTGGCTGGACCCGATCACCTGGAACACGACGTCGTTCGCCGAGGGCGTGAACGTGGCCGTGACGCACGACGAGCACGACGCGTTCGTCGTGCTCACCGGGGAGCCGTCGACGGAGGGGACATGGCCGACGACCGGGCCGACCTCGACGATCGCGTAGACGTTTCCGCCGCCGCCGGTCGTGGTCGGCGTCATCGTCACGGACGTTCCCCCGCCCGCCGCCGCGAGGACGTAGCGGCAGTCGTTGCTTCCGGTTCCGGCCAGGCTGACCTGGAACCCCGCCGCGCAGTTCGAGAAGCTCTCCCCCGAAATCACGTCGGTCGAAATCGTGTTGCTCACGACGCCGCTCACCAGCGCCGTGAAGACCAGGTCCCCGGCTTTGATCGCCGCGACGGTCAAGGTGCACGTGCTGGTGGTGCAGGTCCCGACCGTGCAGGTCCCGACGACCCCGCCGATGTTGTCGCAGTAATTGACGACGTGCCAGTTGCTTCCGCCCCCGACGCCGCCGGCCTTGCCGCCCATCCCGCCGGCCTTGCCGCCGATGCCCTGCGGAAGAACCGCGGCGAGGCACATGACAATCGCTAGAAGTTCTCTCATCTCAGTTGTCCAGTCTGAATCCTATCGTCTTGTCGACGGCGCCCGTTACCGTGCCCAGCGTGGTGTTGCACGTCCCGCTAGTGTGGCTGACCGTCCCGTGCCAAACCGTCTTCCCGGCCGGCGTGCCCGCGCCGTACATCGTGCTCGTCGCCTCGACCGGCGCGGCCACCGCCGTGTGGCTGCAGGTGGTAGCGCACCCGAGGACCATGTAATATCCGCCGGGGTTCAATAAGACCGCGGACACGGTCGCGGTCTGCACCCCCGTGCTTCCGGTCGGCGTCGTGGTGACGTCGATGACCTTCGTCGCCCCGTTCGCGGTGTAGACGCAGTTCTTGACCGTGCCCGTCGTGGTATTCGTCGAGATCCACCAGTACATCTTGTTGACGGTGATCGGCTTGGTGACCTCGAAGTAGTAGGCCTCCCGGGTGGTCAGCGAAGAGTAAGCCTGCGTGCTGGACTGGGCGTAGAACGGGATCGTCGACATCGTAAGCTGGGTGCCCACGCCCCCGTTGGCCGCGGGGAGTATCCCTGTCACGTCGGCGCTGGCCAGGTCCACGGCGCTGATGGTCTCAGGCATCGAGCCGCTCGTGTTCGTCCAATGCTCGATCCCCGTCGCCGGGGTGCCCGCCCACGTGCGAAGCTGCTTCGTGACGCTCGTCGGACCTTGGAAGCAGATGCTGTTCGCCGTCGCGCACAGCGCCGCCGCGGAGGAATCCGATCCCTGCGCGAAGTCCATGAACGTCGCCGTGGTTCCCGACGGGGCGAACGAGGGCGCGACTATCCCCGCCGTGTCCGTGCAGGTCAGCGTGTTCGCCGTGGTCCCGCCGTCGTCGCACGTCGTGACCGCGATCGCCGAGGTGCCGTTGCCCTTGTAGATTTGGTTCGCCGTGAGCGTGGCGAGGCCGGTGCCGCCGTTGGCGACGCCGACGGTCCCCGTCAGCTGGTGCGCCGCGTCGATCAGCGTGGTCGCGGCGGCGCAGAACACCAGCGTCAGGATCGACGTCAGGTATAGGACGAGTTTGGGTGTCTTCTTCATCGCTCGAAATCGCTAGAACCGGTAATTGCAGCGGATCGCGTCGCCCGTCAGCGGCTTGCCGCCCGCCGTGTAGGTGATCGTCGCGGTGGCGAGCGTGAAGTCCGCGCCGCCCGCGATCTGCCACTGGCCGTTCTTCATGCAAGTGAGCGACGCGGCCGGGCTGGGCGTGTGCGCCAGCGTGAACACGGTGTTGGACCCGTCGATCGTGCCGGACGGAGTCTCATTGTCCGCGAACGACCCCGACAAGACCGAGATGGTGCCGAACGCGTGGGTGGAGGTGTTGTACGTCTCGGCCAGCCCGCCCGCGGAGGTGTCGGCGAGGGTTCCCCAGGTCGCGACGCCGGAGGAGGTGGTGCGGATGACCTGGTCGGCGGCCGCGTTGGTCGGGACGGTCGTTCCGTTCACCTTCACCACGGTCACGGCGTTGGACCCGGAGGTGGTGGCGTCGCCCGAGAGCTCGGCCGCGGTATACGCGCTGCCGCCGCGCACGACGCCCGAGAGCGTCGACGTGGTGCCCGTGCCTCCGTTGCTGGTCGCCAGCGTCCCCTTGGCCTGCGTGGACAGGTCGATCTGCGTCACCGCCGCCATCAGAATCGGCGCGGTGAGGAACAAGATCACCATTCCGACGAACGCCTTCTGCGTTGGATTCAGCCCGCTGAATTTCGCCCGCAGCGTCTTGCGAGGTTCCTTGATCGGCCTCCCTCGGTCGTCGGTGAAGATCGGTTCTGCGTTCATGGTCGTTCCTCCTGGGTCAATCTTCCTAAACTCCGCGCTCGTGCCGCGAAAAATTCTGCGAGCTCATCACAGCTCCCCCGCCAGCTTCGAGACCGCCGGCAGGTCGCCGTAGAACAGGTTCGACCCCATGTGCGTCGTCCGCACCCACGGGCACAGACGGACGCTGAAGCCGATCCGCTTGCAGTCGATGCAGAAGCAGTAGTCCTCCGAGTCGTACTCGCGCGTGTCCGGGTTGATGCCCGCGCGGAAGAAGTCGTGGATCGGCCCCGGGAGCACCGTGTCGTCCGACCGCGGCTCGTACCACCGGTCGGGGTACTCCTGCTTAAACTTCTCGAACACTCCTCGGCGGATCATCATGATGCCCGTGCCGCCGTTGCGAAGGTCCCACATCTTCTGCAGGTCCCAGGTGCGCTCTCCCTCGAACGCCTCGAAGTTGAAGACCAGGTCGCCGCCGGCGCGGCGGAGCTCCTCGCCCGTGTACTCGCGCCCCGGGTTCTTCCGGATCATGCGCTGCACCCGGTCCCAGCGCACGCTCTTCTTCGAGCACGGCGCGACGATGATGTCCTCGTCCTCGCGCTCGAGCATCGACAGCAGCTCGTCCGCGTCGAACCCGATGTCCGCGTCGATGTACACGGCGTGCGTCGCCTCGCCCTCCTTCAGGTACGTGTCGGCGAGCTTGTTCCGCGCGCGGGTGACCAGCGACTCGTTCCAGATGTTCGAGTACCAGAACGGGATGCCGTACTTCTGCACCGCGATCACCAGCTTCTGGAACGCGTCGAAATAGTTCACCGTGTTGACCCCGCCATACATGGGCGTCAGCAGGTGCAGGCTCTTTCCCTTGATGCTCATTCCGCCATCTCCATCACCGGCTGCGGCGCGACTCGTGCCCGCGCGTGCCGTCTCACTTCCTTCACGGCGCCGAACGGGTCGATCAGGACCGCGTCGGCCAGCAGAGTCAGGGACTCGTACTCCGGCCAGGCCGTGGCCACCACCACCGTCTGGCAGCTCAGCACGTCCTCGAGCGAGTGCGGGTGGGGCGCCACGGGGTCGTGCGCGCGCGCCGTCCGGTGTTTCTGCGTCAGCGCGCGCAGCCACCACCGCCCCGGCGACTCGTCGAGCACCGGCGTGCCCGGCTTGTAGGCCAGGCCGAGGATGCCGATGGCGCCGCCGCGCCCGAGCAGATTCTCCAGGATGTCATCGAGCACCATCTTGTTCACCACGTCCGTCGCGATCGCGAGCGGAACCTGCACCCCGTAGGTCGCCGCGACGAAGCGGAACATCCGGTTGTCGCGCGGAAAGCACGGTCCGCCGTACGGCAGCCCCGCGCGCAGCGCGCCGGGTCCGATCCGCTTGTCGCAGGCCACGGCGGCGAGCACCCGGTGTGGATCCGCGCCGAGCCGCCGCGCGACGAGCCCGACCTGGTTCGCGAAGCTGATCTTCATCGTGACCGCGCAGTTGAGGCTGATCTTCGCCAGCTCGGCCTCGACCAGGCTCATGCGCCGCACGTTCACGGGGCCGAGCGCCATCAGCCGGTAGAGCCCCTCGACCCGGTCGCCCGCCTCCTCCGAGTCCTCGCCGATCAGCATCACGTCGGCGTAGTGCAGGTCGCGCAGCACCGTCCCGAGCGCGATGAACTCCGGCTTGTAGGCCAGGAGGAACGGGACGCGTCCGAGGTGGCGCTCGATCACGGGGCGCACGCGCTTCTGCATCGTCTTCGGGGCCACGGTGGAGCTGACGATGAACAGATAGTTGCGGCGCTTCTGGTTCCGCACCTGCTGCGCGATCGACTCGACCGCCGCGAGCAGAAGGTCGTGGTTGAAGTTCCCGTCGTCAAGCGACGGAGTCGGCGTCACGAAGATGCAGGCGTCCGACGACGCCACGGCCATCGCCGGGTCCGCGGTCGCCCGTAGGTTGTTGCGAACCTGGAACAGGTCCAGGTAGGCCTGCAGGTCCGGCTCGACCGTCGGCGCGCGCCGCTCGTTGACGTGGCGGACCTTCGCCTCGTCCACGTCGAGCCCGATCACCGGCACGTCCGACGCGGCGAACGCCGCCGCCACCGGCGCGCCCAGGCGGCCGAGCCCGCAGACCGCGATCCCCCGCCCGAAGCTATTTTCCTGAGTCGTCACAGAACTGGATCTCCCCATTCGCGATTAGAAAGTGCGCGTTGCAGCCGCCCGTCAGCTTCACCGAACTCGACCCGGCGACCAGCGTCAGGTCCTCAAAGTTGTTTCCCGTCAGCTCCCACCGCCCCGGGCCGATGTTCTCCGTCAACGGCACCGCCGGCCGCCAGCAGATGACCCCATGGACGCCGCGGGCCTCGCCGCGCCTGCGGAAGCACTCGGGGCAGAGGAAGTCTACCCCGTCCGCCTCCGCGATGGTCTCGACGTAGGCGTACTCCTTGTTCGGCACGGTGACCTTCAGGAACTTCGGCTCGAGCTCCGTCAGCCTCAATAGTTCACCTCGATCGAGTCCTTGAACTTGATCTCCATCTTCTTGCGCGCGATGACCAGCAGGTGGTGCCCCGCGCGCCGCTCGAGCCAGCGGAAGAGCCCCTCGCTCATCAGCCGGTACGGCCACCTCATTACGTACCTGTGGTTCACGTAGTCCTTGACGCGCCACGGGAAGATGTGCGTCTTCTCGACGCTCATGATCTCGAAGCCCGCGGACTCGACCAGGCGCCGCGCCTCGCGCTCCGAGTACCAGTTCACGATCGGGCACCCGGCCTGCGCCTCCGGCCGCTCGCCGAGCAGGAACTTCAGGCTGCGCCGCGCGTAGAGCATGACTCGCAGTTCGCCGCCAGGCTTCAGCGCCGAGCGCATCGCCTCGAGAACCGTCTTCGGGTGTTCCACGTGGTGAATAACCCCGAACGAGTACGCCAGGTCGTAGTGCGGGTTGTTCAGCCACGGCACCCAGTTCTGGGCGTCGTCGCAGATAAACTTGACGCGTTCCCCGAAGTCCCGGCAGCGCTTCTTCGCCAGGTCGATCGATGCCTGCGACAGGTCCATCGCGTCGACTCGCGCGCCGGCGCGCAGGAACTCCAGCGTGTCGGTGCCGATGCCGCACCCGACCTCAAGCACGTCCTTCCCGCGCCACCGGTCGAAGTCCGCGAAGCGCCGGATGTGCGGCTCGACCGTGTACTTCCGCGACGTCACCTCGCGCGACCAGGCCATCGAGCCGACCTCGGCCGGGCTGTGCCCCACGTTGCACGGGCGCCGGTCCCAGTAGTTACGCGACGCGGTCGTCAGTATTCCCATCAGAACCCCTTCCCGCACTGATTGCAGATCATGGCGCCGTTCCCGGGCGCCGTCGCGCCCGACCCGCAGTGCGGGCACGTCTTCGTCTCCCGGGCAAAGCCGATGCCGTCGAACTTGGTGGCGACCGTCTCCGGCGGCATCGTCACAAACTTGTAGTCCGCGTCGTCCTTGCGGCTGCGCGCGTAGTAGAAGTACATGACCTCGTTCTCGTCGACCACGTGCTCGGTCTTCAAAAGCCCCTGCTCGCGCAGGCTGTCGGCCCAGCGGCTGTCCTCGCCGACCCCGCCGTCCATCACGCCCCTGAGCGCGAGCTCGCGGCGCACGGGGTTCAGATGCGAGATGTCACGGTAGTTCCGCTTCATCCGCTCGTCGTAGCCGACCCCGCCGTACTTAAGCGCGTGGTGCGTCGGCTCGATCGCGTGGTCGTCGACGAACGTCTGCACCCGGAAGCCGACGTAGTCGACCCCGTCGAGCAGCGGCAGGACCCGCGCGACGTAGTCCTCCGCGACCAGATCATCATCGTCAATGAAGCTGACATACTCCCCCGCGGCCTTCTCGGTCATGCGCCGGCGGTTCGCGCCGACCGTCAGGCGCGTGTCACACGGCTCGATCAGCAGGTCGACCGGCGCGCCTCCAAGCTGCGGAAGCAGGCGCGTCTTGAGCCGCTTCAGGTACTCCTCCCGGCTCGGCTGCGTGAGCACCATGATCGTCCACAGCGGCCGGCCCGCGATTGCGGAGCGAAGCTTCGCGACGTCGAGCGCGCGGCGCGGCGTCAGGTCCTTGTAGAGCTGGTCCACGTCGTCCTTCGCATGCCGCGCGAGGCGCTCCCGGTACGTCGCGTCGGGCTCCATCTTGCGGTAGATCACGTGCAGGTGCTCGATGACGACCGGCAGGACCACGCGCCGGCCGAGCTCGTTCGCCACGTCGTTGAGCCACGTGTCGCCGTAGTCGGACGAGAAGTGCGGCGCGATGAAGTACCCGACCGCGTCGACCCACTTTTTGTGGACGAAGCAGTGCGCGCCGGCGCGGGCGCCGCCGCAGCCGAGGTCGTCGCCGTGCGCGAGCAGGATCTTGTCGGGCGACGCGTCGAACGCGTCCTGCACCATCTTGTCCCAGTCCGTGGTTCTGAAGGCGATGTCGTCGTTGGCCTGCAGAAAAATATCGCCCTTCGCGGCGCGCGCCAAGATGTTCCAATACTCGGTCATCTTCGTCATCCGCGGGCCGACGATCAAAGTCACCAGGTCCCTACTGCTGTCTTCTCCACGCGTGTGAACCGCGTGAATCTTTCGGTATTCGTCGAGCGACGGATCATCATTATCAACGTAGAGCAAAAATTCGATGTGGCCCATTCCGCGCGACGTCGCGCAGGCGCTTGCGATCATATCCGCCGCCATCCTCGGTCTTCCCCGAGTCGGGCACAGGACCGAGATCACAGCCACTCCTTCGCCGCGGCCTGCCCAAGGTCAATCACGACCTTCGGCCGCCCGCCGCCGGACGCGATCGCGGGGCCGATGAACTTGCCCGCGGGACCGCCGGCGTATAGCACCAGCGGCGCGTCGTCGTTCTTCACGCGTTCGACCACCTCGTCCGACTCCTTCCAGCAGCACAGCTGGTGGACCGCGAGCAGCCCGTTCGGCGCGGAGCCGATGAACCTCTTTCGAAACTTCCCAATCACGGCCTCGTCCCCGTGGATGAAACAGACCTTCTTCGCCGCGCGCAGCAGCGCGTCCTGCAGCTTCGTCTCCCATTCGCGCACGAACCAGTTGTCCACGTACCGGTCGCGCGGCCTGAACGTCGCCGCGACGTCGAACTCCGGGCGCTGCGCCCCCATCAGCTGCGGAGCGAAGTACGTGCACTCCTCCGCGGCGCGCTTCAGCCGGACGTACAGCTCGCCGCACGGGATGCCGAGGCACCCCATCTGTCGCAGCCAGGCGCGGTCGAACGGCGAGTTGGGCGGGACGACCTCGCCGCCGTGGCTCGCGCAGTGCTCGAACAGCCGCTTTTCGCCGTCGCCCATGCGGACGACCGACAGCGCGGTCCCGCTCGCGAGCGCGTCGGCGACGAGCAGGAAGAACGGGTTCGACCCGATCGTCCGCTCGCAGCGCTCGCGCATCGCCGGCGTTAAGCTTTTCACCTCGAGCTCCTTCGCCATCAGGTTAGCTCCTGCGGAAGCGCGAACTCGAATCCGTCTTTCCACTTCCGGCGCGCGATCAGCCGGTCCACGGCCTCGATGGTCGACGACCGGTCGGCATTCACGTCGTGGTGGCAGCCGTCATGCAGCAGCACGGTCCCGCCCCCGTCGCCTAGCTCGTTGACGACCTTCGCGAAGATCTCGTCCGCGGTGCGCGGCGCGCCGTCGCCGCCGGCCGCATCGTACCCGACCGGGGTCAAACCGTAGTCTTCGACGATCTTCTCCACGACAGCGTTCGAGAGCATGAACGGCGCGCGGAACAAAAGCGAGTGTTCTCCGACAATCTTCCCAAGTTCGCCGTCGCAGTCGGAGATCTCTCGCGCGATGTCTTCCTCCGCCAGCTCCGTCAGCCGCGCATGGTTCATCGTATGGTTCCCGATCGCGTGCCCCGCGATCGCCACGCGCCTCGCGACCTCGGGCAGCTGCGCCGCGAACTTCCCGATCATGAAGAACGTCGCCTTGACCCCGTGCCGCGCGAGCACCGCCAGCAGCTCGTCCGTGTGCCGCGCGTTCGGGCCATCGTCGAAGGTGAGCGCGATCTTGTTCACACCGTCGCCTCCGTTTTGGCCAGGGGGCCGTTCGCCATGACGTAGGCAAACTCCTGGAATACCTCCGAGACGTCGTGCCGGTTCTTCTCGACGTCGCGCGTCTGGCAGACCGCGTCTTCGATCGTCCGCGACGGGCTCGCCAGCTCGCCGTACGCCGAGTAGTAGTCGTAGAACTTGAACCCGTCGCCCAGCAGCTTCGACGGCTGCGGCTGCCACCACGCGGACGGCACGCCCAGCGAGTCGGCGATCACGAGCCCGTGGAGCGACGACGACACGACGCGCTGGCACTGCGCGATCGCGTCGATCACCTCGCGCACGCCCGCCTCGATGTCGATGAGCAGCGCCCCCAGCGCGTCCGCGAAGTAGGCGAGCTCCCCGTTGTTCTTGTCCACGGTGTGGGGGATGACCCCGAGCCCGTAGGACCTCTTCAGCCCCGGCGTGGCAAACCGCGACGCCAAGAGCCCGGGGTCACCGAGGCGGATGAAGTTGTATCCACACCGCTTTGCGGTGAGCGCGCCGCGCAGCAGACCCGGCCCCTGAATGTTCTGCAGGTTCCGGCGCGTCGACGCATATCCCGCGCCGCAGCCCAGCACGTGGCCCGTGAACCCGTCGGGGACCCGCTCGACCAGCGACCCGCAGGCGAACACGTCGGCGTCCGACGCGTTCTCCGTCTCGTCGAAGTCCAGCCCCAGCCACTCGCGCAGCAGGAACGACGTGAACACGTCGCCCCAGTTTCGCGTGTCCGGGAACCGGTAGACGCGCGGCCTCACTTTTCGCCTCCGCCGATCAGGTGCATGGCGTCATATCTCTCGGCCGGCGACTCTTTCGTCTCCGCGTCCGTCATCGTCTTCTTTCGCCCGCGCTCAATCGACGTCGGCGGCACGAAGATCCGCACACTCGACGAGCTCTTCGCGGCGGGCTTGTTCTCGAACCGGTAGGGCACGTCCGCGTCGTACTTCTCGGTCTTCTTGCCCGCCATGCCGACCAGGCACTCGAGCATCCCGCGCAGCGTGTTGCGCGACCTGACCAGCTCGCCGCCGGCTTTCGCGATCGCCTCGCGCGCCGCGTCCTGCTCGAGCCAGCTCCTGATCTGCGCCGCGTTCCTCTTCAGGTTCCCCGGCTCGTAGTACGCGAGGTGCACCCCGTCCTGGAAGATCTCCAGGTTCTCGCCGGCGTCGCCGGGCAGGCGCGGGTACATGAGGAACGTGCCCGTCGCCATCACCTCGAACACCTTCGCGACCAGCAGGCGGCTCATCGGCGGCAGGCAGAAGAAGATCTTCAGCTTCGCGTAGTTCTCGGCCAGGAGGAACGTCGACGCCTCGGCCGCGACCCCGTCCAGGTCCTGCACGAAGCACGGACCCGCGTGGAACGTCAGGTCGTCGGGCAGCAGCGGCGCGAGCGCGCGCAGGTACTTCGCGCGCATCTCGTAGAACGACCCGACGAAGCCGATGCGGTACTTCCCGGACTGGTTCTTTCCGTTTTTGAAGTTCAGCGAATTTCCGCAGGCCTCGCACCACGCGCCGCGATCGCGCGACACCAGCACCTTCGGCTCCGCGCACCGGCAGTAGGGCCTGAACATCTCCGTGTCGGCGCCGAACGGGTGCCAGGCGCCGCCGTACCGCTTCGCGTCCTGCGCCGCGGGAAAGCTCCACGCGTGCGCCCAGGCCTTCAGCTCCTCGACGCGCGCGGGGTTCAGCCCCAGGTCGTGGCGGTCCATCGACTCGTCGAAGCGCGCGACCACCGGGACCTTCTCCATCACCCGGTCCCAGGCCTCGCGGCCGTAGACCGGCATCAGCCAGGGCACGACGTACTCGTGGAACGTCGACAGCACCAGGTCGCAGGCGCCCAGCTCCTCCGCCGTCGGCGCGAGCTTCTGCAGCCGCTCGACGTCCGCGACGTTGTTCCCGGGGAACTCGACGGCCACGACCTCGTGGCCCATCGCCTCGAGCGTCTTCCGGTAGCCCCCAAGCGTGTACCAGCTCGCGAACGGGTTCTTCGGGTACATCACCGCGATCTTCATCTTTCCTCTTTCCGGCCGGACGCTCCTGCCGCGGCCATCGAAAAATTATCTGCGTTTTTCAGGATGCGCAGCCCCCTTCACCGCACGTGAGCGCCGCGCTAGGCGGCGGAACGGGTTAGGCCGGCTTGACGAACGGGCCGACGCCGGTCCGGATCGCCGTGATCCACGGCATGTAGTGCGCGAGCACCTCGTGGACGTACGTGCCGAACGTCCACATGCGCGTGACGATCGGCCACTCGATCGAGTAGTAGTCGCGCTGCATGAGGAACTGCCGCACCGCCGGGACCTTGGAGTGCGGGTAGGGGTTCGTGTTGATGTCGTACACGAGCGTGCCGGCCGGGAACATCGGGTGGATCCGGATGGGGATCGCCACGCCGCCCGTCGGGCTGATCGAGTACTTCGACTTGTAGGCGCTGACGATGAACCCGCCCAGCAGGCCGGAGTCCTGCGTCGCCCGGTCGTACTGGAAGATGAACGAGTTCTGCCCGGTCGACGAGAAGATGATCGCCGACTCGAGCGCGGCGCGCACGTCCGCCGAGCACCAGATCGCGTCCGGCTGCGCCTGGTAGTTGTCCCAGAGGAAGGCGAGGTCGGACTCGATCTCCGCCACCTGGCCGTTGCCCTGCGGGGTGAACGAGCCGCCGTTCATGTCCGTCCAGTTCCCCTTGGTGAAGGAGTACGAGCCGAGCCCGTCGAAGTCCGTGGGCTGGAACGAGTTGTCGACGGAGAGGCCCGCCGCGTTCCCGGCCTGCGCCCCCACCGCCGGCAGCGTCTTCAGCGTGACCGACGGCCACGCGGTGATCGCGACCAGCTTCAGGGTCCCGATCGTGGAGTTGGCGTTGACGCCGACGTACCACGCGTAGGCCACGGCGCCCTTCATCGCGGGGATCGACGCGTTCACCTGCTGCGCGGTCGTGTTCGTGAGCTGCGCGGCCGAGACGTTCGAGATCGCGCTGACGCCGGCGCTGACGTTCATGGTCGTGCCGTCGGCGTTCGTGCGGGTGTAGCTCGTGGTGAGCCCGCCCGCGACCGTCGGCGGCGCGGCGTAGCCGGCCTGCCCGCCGGGGTTGACGCCCATGCCGGTGATCGCGACCACCGCGACGTACACGTTGGCGGCGTTCCCGAACGGGCTCGTGCCCGCGCCGAGCGTGAGCGTCGGTGTGGTGGCCTGCCCGAGGGCGAAGCCGTTGTTGCCGGTGGCGACGCCGGAGTTGCCCCAGAGGGTGATCATCTCCTCCTGGAGCCGGAGGCGCGCCAGGTTGCGGAAGTGCTCGTCGGCCAGGTTGTCGGTGTACCCCTCGCCCGCGTACTGCGCGGTGAAGGTCTCGCCGCCCTCCATGCCGAGCTCCTTGTACGTCGCCAGGTAGTCGATCTCGTCCGGGGTCGCCGTCGCGTTGCGCTGCCCTTCCTGGACGCCGGCGTAGGTGTAGTTCGAGTTCGGGTTGCGCGTGGCCTTCCAGTGCGCCGCCGTGCCGACGCCCGCGTTGACCTTGCCCTGCCGCCCGATCATCTGGATGAACGGGGTGAGCAGCGGGAAGATCATCAGCGCGGGGCCGCGCAGGTCGAAGAAGTTGAAGCCGAGCGACGTGGTGACGCCGGCCTTGACGAGGGTGCGGCCCGCCTTCTTGACGAGTGGATGGTCCAGCGACCACTCCTTCGGCGGGATGGCGCGAGCCGCCTTGACGAGGCTCTCGACCCCCTTGTCCTGCAGCGCCTTCGCGATCTGCCCGCGGCTCTCGAGCGTGGCGTAGGCGTATAGCTCCTGTGGAATCTTCATTTTGTTCTCAGCTCCTGTGCTGCCAAAATTTCCGCGGCGCGTCCGGCGCGCGGGTCAAAACCGCTGCGAGCTACGCCTGCACCAGGTCCTGGAGCGACGCGTCGACCTTCTCGACCTCCGCGGCGGACGGGTCCGGCTGGCCGGGACGCCTGATCAGCGTCGGCGCCGTCTCGAACGCGCCCTTCACCTTGGTCGGGACGATCGTGCTTCCCAACACCGCGTTCACGCGGCTCAACACGCCCTCCTGAATGCGCGCGGCGATCGCCGGATCGCTCTCGAAGGCCTCGAGCGCCTTCTTCGTGACGCGCGCGACGGTCTCCGTCATCAGCTTGTCGAGCGCCGACTCGGTCCCGCCCGCGGCGGCCTCGAGCGCGGCCTTGGCCTCGGCCTCTTCCCGCGCGGCCTTCGCGACGGCGTCCTTGTCGTTCGGGTCCACTTCCTTGGCCTTGGTGTTCATGCCCGCGGCCATGCCGGCGGAGTGCTCCGCCATGCCCTTGTGGAGCGCGGCGTGCGCCTCGTGGTGGCCGGCGGCCTTCGTGAAGTAGCCCTTGTGGACGTCGCCGTCCTCCATGCCGTCGGCGGTGGCCTTCGCGAACGCGGCGTGGGCCTTGTGCAGGTCGTGCGCCGCGGCGTGGAACTCCGCCGCCTTCGTGAAGTGGCTCGCGAGGCCCGAGTGCGCCTTCACGAGGTCTTCGAGTTGAATCTTCATCGTTGTTTCTCCTTCGCTTCCGAATCCCGCCGCGCGACCGATCGGCGGGTGAATCCTTCCGACTGCGTGAAAAATCCTAGGCGCCGTGGGCCCGCGAGTTCAGCTCCTCGCTGAGCTCGCCCGCCTCCTCGGCGAGCATCGCGACGAGCGTGTCGAGCAGCGCGTCGACGTTCTCCGTCAGGTCCTGCGGGAGAAGCGACCCGTCCTGCTCCTGCTCGCGCTCGTACACCGCGGCGTAGACGAGGTACGAGAGCTGCTGCACGAGGCAGGCGAGCTGCCCGACCTCGTACATGCCCTTCTCCAGGTCCGCCTGCGCGTTCGCCGGGCGCTGCGCGACGATCGACATCTTCCCGAGGTCCGCGTCCACGAAGCTCAGCCGGTGGCCCGGGTCCCGGGTCTTCGCCAGCTTGTTGACGCGCTTGCGCAGCCCGCCGCGCAGGAGGTCGCCCACCTTGATGAACTCGAGGACGACGGCCAGCGGGTCCACCCCCGCCCAGTCCGCGGCCGTCGCGATCGCCTTCAGGGCCTGCTTCGCCTCCGCGTCCGTGAACAGCCTCGGGCTGAACTTGACGAGCAGCGCGGCGCGCGCCACGTAGGCCGCCGACTTCTGCTTCGTCGCGAACCTGAGCGGCAGCCGCCACGTGGAAACTTTCTTCGCGTCGCCGGCGATCGCGAACGCGTCCGCGGCGAGCGCCTCGCCGTCGACCGTCTTCGTGAGCGGGGCCGTGCCCGTCGCCTTACGAAGATCCGCAACTTCTTTTTCCAGCTTCTCGAGCCGCGTAGACGTCGGCGCGACCTCCGTCCGCTTGAACTTACGCAGCTCGACCGAGCCGTCCGCCTTCACGTACGCGAAGTGCGCGGCCGCGAGGCACGGGTTGTCGACCAGCGACACCTCGCTCGGGTTCGCCGTGTAGCGCATGCAGCCCTCGAAGACCGGGTCCGGCGCCAGCGCGCCGACGAGCGACCCGCCCTGGCTGAAGCCCGTGTACACGCCCTCGTCGACCTTCTTCCAGGCCTGGTCGTCGACGACCTTGAAGCCCATGAAGATCTCGCGGTCGGCGTCGCGGAACTCGAAGCCAATGCACTTGCCCGCGGCGGAGAGCCCGTGCATCTCGCGCAGCGGGAACATGTTCCTGCCGTCCGTGGCCTTGGACATCTCGTCGATCACCGCCTGGTAGAACGGCTTTGACTTCGCGTAGTCGCAGACCTCGTCCTCCTTGTCGGGGACCTCGGCGGTGACGATGCCCCACACCTCGCGGCGCGGCAGCTTGGTCGCGGGGTCGATCGAGTTGTCCACCTTCGCGAACGGGATGAACTTCTTGAGCGTCGTCGTCACGGTCTTTTCCTCCTCAGCGCACTTGATGAATTTCAGGCACCACGCCGCCGCGGCGATCGGGCCCTGCACGTGCTCGCAGCGGTCGGGCGAGATGAAGTGGACGCAGCCGGCGCACGTCGCGCCCGGCCGGGAGCTCGGGTTCTCGTAGCCGACCCCGACCTGGCTCTGCTTCTCGTTGTCCGGCACCTCGGTCTTCTTCATTTCACCTCCTGATGATTTTTCTTTATCTTGTCTTGCCGCGTACTGAGAAGCCCGGTTAGCTTCTTTTGAAGATCGATTTGCTGATTTTGAATGATCCGGGTCAACACCAGGACCATTTTTCCCTGCCATGCTGACCGCATATTGATGTTTTCCTGCAGCTTCACGGTGGTAATCTGCCGTCACCGGATGTCCTGCAGCTTCTTCCTCCGCCGCTTTCGCGTCGTGCCACTTCATAGCATCACGATGATCTTTCTTGGTTGAAGCTGCCTCGGTCCAACGTCCATGATCATCGCGTTCTTGGTCGTCACTATACTTCGTGATCTTCTCCGACCCGGGCCCGGCGACGCCGTTGGCCTCGCGGAACGCCTTCGCCTCCGCGTCCTTGTCCGGCATCCCGTCCTTCAGCGCGGCCTTGCGCGCCGAGTTCCAGACGGCCATCCACTGCGCGCGCTTTCCCGCCGGCACGTAGGACGGAACCTGATCTACGGTCGAGTATGGCATGCTAGCTCTCCTCCGCATTCTCTTCAAAGATTGCCGCGATGTAAAATGTGTCTTCCTCAGATGATGAAGCGTCCTTGCGAATAATTTTTTCCGGGGTCGGAAGACTTCCCGTGCCAATGCTATCCTTGATCGACTTCACCGAATAAATCTCCACACGATCAATCTTAGAAGCCGGAATCGTCTTCTCGGTCCTAAAAATCTGGCGATCGGGCTCCTGTGTCCAATTATTTTCTACGCCAGGCTTGAGAACCACGAGAGCGGCCTTCGCTTTGCTGTCAAGCTCAGCGACGCGCGCGTTAGGATAAAGCCGCGTGTACTCGTTCATCCCAGCTTCTTTCGCGAACGACAACGCCACCACGGGGTCGCGCGAGACATAGGCAGAGCCGAGCTGCCCATTTCCTAAAACTTTTCCTGATTTAATTCCTTCCTTCATGATCTTCTTCGCCGCGGACACCGACGTTCCGTGCGTGGCACCACCGGTCCAACGTCCATTTTCGTCGCGATCCTCGTCATCCGAGTATTTCAGCACCTTCTCCGCGTCCTCCGGCTCGCCCTTCAGCCGGCCGAGCGTCAGCCCGCACATGCAGTTGGGGTGCGCCGGGAACTCCGGCACCTCGCCCAGCGCGTACGGGCTCTCCTCTTCGTTCTCATTGCAGATATCATCGTCATCGTGATCGTCGGACAGGACCCAGTTGACCTCTTCGACCATCCCGCTCGTCTTCCAGGCGTCGAGGTTCCCCTGCGCCTGCGCCCGGCTGACCTCGGTCCGGGCGATCATCGTCGCGCGGTTGTCGTCGAAGATCCCCGCGTCCGCGATCGCGTCCTCGATGTCCTTCAGCGTCGGCTGCTCCTCCGCGAAGACCCGCGCGATCGCGTCGCGCAACCTCTCCCGCGTCGTATCGGAGATCGCCCAGCGCGCGTCGGGGTTCGGAACCAGGTCGCCGTCATCCGTGAACCGCATGCCGACCAGCTCCGCGGCGCGGTCCGCGGCCCACTCCCGGGCCACGGTGTTGACCCGGCCGAGCATGTCGTCGCCGGTGATGTCGAGCTGCAGCGCGCCGGCGTCGGCGCCCGCGGTCGACGCGTCGGTCAGCGGCAGGACGGCGGCCTTCGCCAGCGCCTCCCACTCCGCGGCGAGCGAGTCGAGGATCTGCTGCGTCGCGTCGTCGAGTGCCTTCGTAAATTTCTCAGTCTTACTTTCTTTCAGTAAAATTGGAACGTAAATTTCCACACTATTTTTTGACGCATTTTTAGAAATAATTTTTGCTGGTTTTGGATTTGAAGACGATATATCTCCATATCTATAAAATTCAACACGATCTACAAAGTTAGGAGAAACATTGCTAGTAGAAGAATAATATCCCGGGGCTCCTTGAAGATACTTGAACCCCGCTTTTTCGGGGTCTTTTATGATCACCAATCCGATTAATTGATTGTTACGATCTTCCTTCGACATTCCCCGTTCAATAGCTTCAAATTTTGCTCCTCCCTTCGCGTACCCCAACGCGCTAAGCTTGGAATCAGTGGCAAAGGTTCCCCCAGGAGCTCTTGAAGCGTCTAATCCTTCATCAAAAATCTTTTTTGCTACCTCTTCGGTAGTTCCATGGTACAAAATTGTTTTTGCGCGTCCCTCAGAGTCTTCTTCAGACGCAAATCTTCCATTCTCATCTCTTGCTTGATCTTCACTATACTTCAGATACTCGAGCGCCTTCTCCAACGACAAGCGCGTCTTGTCGCGCAGCGAGAAGATCAGATCCTTGAGGACGATCGTCTCACCCTGGCCCGCATAGTCTTTACCGACATACTTCTCCGCCGCCTCGGGCTTAAGATAGCCGACGCAGACGTGCGGGATGTATTCATCGTGCGTGTCCGTGTGCGGCAGCGCGGACAGCCTGTCGTGCAGCGCGACCAGCTCCGGCGACTTCAACCGGATCACCAGCGGCGACCCGTGGTCTCCGGCCGGGAAGCAGAACAGCTCGCCGAGCTCCGCGGGGCAGTCACCCGTGCCGCGCGTGAGCGCCTCGACCTGGTCGAACGTCGCGCCGTCAAAGCCGAACAGCACCGTGGCGTGCGGCTCGAGGTCGCGTCCCTTCGGGTCCCAGTCCTGCTCGTCGACCGCGATCGCGAGGACCTTCTTTGCGTCCGCCTCGTCGAGATTGAACTGCACGGAGTCAAACTTGCGCTGCTTGGAGAGCAGCGCCTTCGCCGCGATCCCCGCCTCGCGCCGCAGCGCGCGCACCGTCTTCCGGCGCATCTTGCCGAAGGCGTTGGCCAGGATCTTCTCGAGCCGGTGCTTCGCCAGGATCGACGTCGGCGCTAGGCGCCCCGGGTGGATGATCGTCCGCGCGTCGCCGTGGGAGAGCTTGAATACCCTCATCTGCCTGCCGCCCTCGACCGCGTGCGATGGAAGGCTCTCCCGCACGAAGATCGCCTCGTCGTCCACGGGGTCCTGGTAGATTCTCGTCCCCTCCGGAAGATGGACCGCGATCACCTCGCCCTTGCCATCGAGGCGTCCGTTCAAGTACGCGGTCGCCGTCTCCTTATCGGTGAGGTACACGCCGGTCAGGGCCTTGTGATCTTCCTTGTCGGCGCCCTCCGCTACCTCCGGCGGCAGGCTCGCCTTCAACCCAGAGCGCCGCGCGCGATCGGGATTGGCCTCCGCGCGGTAGAACGTCTCGTCGCGCTTCAGTTCGAATGAGCCCGTCACGCCGCTCGAGTCAACCTTCGCCCCGTGGTCTTCGGCGACGATGTCGAGAAACTGGCGGTTCTCGCCGGAGCCGCCGGAAGAGCTCCACCGTCCCTGCTCGTCGCGCGCCTCGTCCTCCGAGTACTTGGCGAGCTTCTCCGTCTTCCCGCGCGTCATCCGCTGCGGGTCGAATGGCACCGTCAACAGCTCCGAGTTGTACTCGACAATCTGCACGGTCAGAATATCCCCTTCTGCGAGATAAAAAGCGTTGTAGCCTTCTTCGACTTGTTGACGCGCGTCACGGTGAACTGACCGCCGGTGATGATCTCATTTTCTTGCCGCCAAGCCGGATGACCGCGGTCGCCGACCATGATGCCGTGCGGCTCGGCCCCATCAGCGGTCTTGTTAACGCGCAATATGACCCCACCCCAGCCCTTTTCGCCCTCCATCCCGAGCGTCTCACCCGTTGAAAACTTTGCGGCTACTTTACGGTCATCGCTGAACGAGCTCGGCATCAGCTGCAGCGTGTCCCCCGTCTTCAGCTTAAGGATCGCGTCGTCGTTCTCAACGAACATGCCGCGCCAGGCCGTCACGCCGAAGGTCTCGTTCCGGATGCCCTTCACGATCTCGCTGCCTTCCGGCTCGCCCGATTGGATGTAATGCTCGGCCTTTGCCCCTTCATCATCGCTGCCCGACTGCCAGCTCCATAATGCTTTACTCAACTTCTCCTTCTCATCAGCCGAAGATTCTCCGCCCTCTGTCCACCGCCCCTGCTCGTCGCGCGCCTCGTCCTCGGAGTACTTGCCGACCGCCGGAGGCGCTACGGGCGCGGCTCCCGCGGCGAACCCGAGCGAGTTAACTGGTCGCGGTACGCGATGATCCTCCGCTGGATCATGTCCATTAGGTTTCGAGCGCGCGGACTTTCCCGCGTCCGCTCCCTTTCCAGCTCCTCCCGGCTTACCCACCGGCGCGTTATCACCGCCATCTTTCCCTCCCGGTTGAACTGCGGCCTGCGCCGCGGTGTTCGCCGCCTGCGCCGTCTGCTCGAGCGTCACGAAGCCCGTGCCTGTGATCACGCCGAGCTTGTCGGCCTCGGGCGTCGGGTCGCGGTCGAGGCCCAGCGCCTCGCGGCCCTCGTTCGGCGTCATCAGCGCCTTGCCGACCTTCGCCGTCAGCGCCTCGGCCTGCTTCGCCATGTCCAGCTCTTTGACCGGGTCGATGACGAACTCGTACTCCTCGAGCCCCATCACCACCTGCAGCACGTGGTTCATGAGGCCGCGCACCGACCGCACGTACGGCCGCGTGCCCTCGGTCTCCGCCGCGTCGTCCGACTGCTCCGCCGACGCGCGGTTCATCGACTTCATCAGCCGCTGCGGGCTGACGCCGATGCCGAACGCCACCTCGCGGATGTGCTTCTCGTCGTAGAGGTCGGCGAGCAGCGGCTCCTTCGTCATGATGATCTGCTCGGCCTTCCCGTCCTCCTGGAAGCCCTGGATGATGTTCCACTGCCGGCGCTTCGCGAGGTTCCCCGCGATGTCCGAGTTGATCCACTGCGCCGCCTCCTTGATCTGCTCCGGCGTCGTCCCCTTCGGCGCGACCTGCACGACCCCCGGCACCGAGCCGTCCTTGTAGTAGGCGAGGACGAACGCGAGACGGGCGATCCCGATCTGCAGCTCCGGCGCGAGCTGCTCGACCGGGGAGTAGCCGTAGAGCTGCGACGCCACCGTGTTGCGCGGCGCGATGTTCCGCGGGCGGTACAGGCACTGGTCGCGCGTCATGTCCACGAGCGGCAGGCCCCACCAGTTTTGGGCGTACGCGATCGACGGCGGGTTCGGGCTCCAGCCGTTCTGGTCGATGTACACGGAGATCGAGTCGCCGCGCAGGACGCGCAGCTCGCGGAGGTCGCCGTCGCCGCCGGGCCGCGTGCCCTTGCCGAAGTTGCGGCGCACCAGGACCGTGGGCGCGTCGATCACGATGAGGTCGTCGAGCCACGGGCGCAGCCACTCGTCCCACGTGTGCTGGCCGTCGGGGCGCTCGAGGAAGCGCGTCGCCTTCAGGATCGCCTTGTCGCCGGCCGCGCGCTTCGCGTTCTCCTTGATCGACTCGCCCGGCGTCGGGCGCGGCCGGATCTGCCACGGCATGTCGCAGATCACGTCCTTCACGTTCTCGATGCAGATGCGGACGAGCGGGTAGGTGGCGAGCGCCTTGAGGTCCGCGGCGGAGTACTCCGCGTCGAAGCGCGGCGTCCACTGCAGGTTCTGCCCCTCGTAGAACTGGAAGGCCTTCGGCTCGGTGCCGGCGGGGCCCATCGGCGCGACGGGCTGCAGCGGCGACGGCCACTTCGCGGCGTCGACGCCCTCGATGTAGCCCGCCGGGGCCTCGAACGCCGGCTTCTTGTCGGAGAACAGCGACGCCAGCTGCGTCAGCGGGCGGATGACAATCGAATTGTTCGGGCTGGCCAAGTTTTTAGGTCGCTACGCTTTCCCCGCGGGCTGGGCGGACAATTTAGTTTTTGTCTCTTTCTCCAAAGCTTCCTTCGGAATGTCCTCCGAGTACTTCTCCAGAAACTCCTCGACCGTCTCCGGCGCCTTCTCGAACTGGCTCGCGTCGTCCACCCCGGTCGAGTGCAGCAGCCTCGCGTCGTTTCCGCTCATCGCGCAAGTCCTTTCATGAGGAGAAGATTGAGGCGAGACGCGTGACAGGCCGTCTCGCTCTCGGTTGAAAGTCTGTCTAGGCGCCCGGCGTGGGAGCCGGGTCTTCCGCCGCCGCGGCCGCGGTCGTCGCGCCGAGGTTCGTCACCACCGCGCCCAGCCCGTCCGCCACCGGGGAGAGCGAGTCGATCGCCGCCTGCAGGTCGGCGTCGGAGACCGAGCCGCCCTGCTGCGCCGTCTTCAGCGCCGCGATCGTGTCGTTGACGCGGCCGAGCTCGGCGGTGACCGCGTCCGCGTTCGCCTTCGCCGCGTCCTGCGCGTCCTGGAGCTTCTGCTTCAGCTGCGCGACGATCGCGTCCAGATTGTCCTTGACTGTCATGAGCGTTCTCCTGTGGAGCGAGATTTGCAGAGCGTAGTTCAACAAAAATCCTAAGACGACGACCCAGGTCAAGCCTTCCTCCGCAGCGGCGTGACGTTCGTCAGGCTGCTCCGGAAGTCCGCGCGGGCCGGCCAGGCCTTCTCGACCGTGAGATCCCTCACGACCGGGAGCTCGTACGACCGCGCACCGCAAGACTGGCACTCCCGCTGCAGCAGCACCTTCGACTTCGCGTCGTTCGTTTTCTCCGCCACCGCCAGGAGCCGGCCGTTCGTGTCGCCGCACACCGGGCACGGGGCGTTCGGATCGCGCTTCGGGATCCTCACCGCCGCCGGACGCGCCGGGCTAAACACCCAGCCGGCGAAGCCGCAGACCGCCGCGATCGCGAAGATGACGAGCCAAGGGGTCACTGCACGACCTCCGCACGCGGCGCCCACAACTCGCGGCGCGAGCCCGCCCGCAGCTTCGCGAGCAGGCGCCCCACGTGGTGGCGCACGGTGAACGGCGAGATGAACAGCCGCTCGGCGATCGCCGCGTTGGACAGTTTCTTCGTCACCAGCGCCAGGACCTCTCCCTCGCGGGGCGTCAGCCCCGCGCCCGCGAGCTCGGGGCGGCGCGACAGGTCCCGCTTCGCCCTCGGCGCTTTTTCTTCTTCCTTCGCCGCGACCAGGCATTTCGCGTTCTCGCCGACGAGCTGCAGGATGTTGTCAACGTAGTGGATCGTCGTGCCGGTCGAGTCGGCGATCTCGCGCGGGTTCATCCCCGCGTCTCGCCCCATCACGATCAGCTCGACCAGCGTCTCGAGGTCCGACGCCGGGCACGTCTTCGTGTCCGCGTCGTGCGACACGCCGCGCTTCGTGACGAATCCGCGGTTCTTGTACATCCGCGCCGCCTCGAGCGGCGAAAGGATCATCGGCGCCGCCTTGTACTCCCGCACCCGGCCGCAGGCGAAGCAGACGACGGCGACCACCGCGATGGGCCACATCGTCGGGCAGACGAGCATGGTCGACGCGCAGCCGTCGCGGGAACAGGGCCGGCTTGCGTCCGCCTCCGCGACGCGGACCGCGTCGCGCTCGAGCCGCGCGCGCACGTCGCGGCGCTGCGCCACGTGCGGCTTGCGGACGACGGGCTGGGGGGAGGCGCTCAAACTCGGCTTCCGTTCTCGTAGGTGACGACGTGTGTCGGACACCACGGGTTTAATGTCGTCTTGCCGCACGCGGCGCAGGGGACCAGGCAGCGGCGATCGATCGGGGACCCAAACGCGATCAGCGCCTGGTACTTGTGCCCCGCGATCTTGAAGTGATCCTCGTTGGCGTCGGGCTCGCGCAGGCAAACGGAACACGGCAGGAACTGGCCCGACTGGTCGCCGGAGATCTTCTTGTCCGTGGCGAAGTGTCCCCACGCGGCCTTGCTCTTGTGTTCCCAACCGGTGTAGGAATCCTTCGACGGGATGATCCCAGCGGCGCAGGGGCTTCCGTCCAAATCGTATTCGCAGGTCGCATTCTCGACCACGCTGCCCGGGATCGCCACCGCCACCGCCACCGGCAGGCTGTCGCCCGGCCCGTGCAGCGCGACGACCGCCTCCCCGCGCTCGCTGTACTCGACCAGGAGCGCCGTCATGCTGAACTCGCCGACCTTCGACTGGCGGTAGACGCCGCCGGCCTGCAGCGTGACTTCGTCCTTCTCGATCCGGCCGGCGAGCGCCCGCAGCGCCGCCGCGGCCTTCTCCTTGTCCATGTCGAACGAGTGCGGCGACTCGCGGCCGGCGAGCTCCTTCGCGAAGTCATAGGGGGTCTTGAAGATCAAAACATCCTCCAGCCGGTCTCGAACATGAACGACCGGCTCCACGCGTTCAGCCTCGCCTCGTGCCCGATCGCGGCGAGCGCGCGCAGGAGCCAGAGGCTCTGGCGGCAGGCGAATGCGCTCTCGAAGGTGAAGCGTACCGTCACGCCTGTTTCTCCCCGAACTTCGGAGTCGGATACCGTCCCGCGTAACGCTCCTCCAAAGACCGCCGTGGCCGCGCGTCGACCCAGCGCGTCCGGTTCGAATCGGAGACCTCGGCCTGGTCCAGCGGCGCGAGGCCGCGCGAATCGGTCACCTTTATGGAGGACCCGCTCCTTCCGGAGACCGCCCCGTTCGCGTTCACCCGCCTGACGTCGCGCGGAATGTTGAACGTGAACGTTCCGTCCTTCACGGTGAAGTCCTCGCCGTACTTCATCGCCTCGCCGTTCACCGTGACGACGAACGGCTCGTCCAGGAACCCGCCGCGACCGATCTCGTAGGCGTAGCTGATCGTCAGCTCGTTCTCGTCCGCCGGCCCTTCCAGCAGCCCCGCCGCGGTCTCCGCCTTCAGGAACGCGAGCGACGCGACCGCGACAACCAGGGCCGAGATGAAAGAGCGACGCCTCACGCGGTTGCCTCCTTAGCTCCAGGAACAGCCCCTTCGCAGTAATACTTCAGTTGAAAATTTTGACGCGCGAGCGCGAGCCGTATTTTTTGGTTCGCGGCCGCGAACGGCGAGACGCCGTACACGGAGCCGGTTCCGACCAGCATCATGTTCATCTTCCGCGGCGCCGCGAATGCGAGCGCTTTCTCCGCGCGCAGGAATGGCACAGCCGCGATCGACGCGAGCACCGATGAGATGAAGCTTCGTCGTTTCACTTCGCCTCCTCCGCCAGCACCGTGACCAGGTGGTTTCCCACCGCGTTCTGCCGCAGGTCGTGCCGTACCCCGATCACCTTGAACGTCCGCTCCGGGTCCGCGAGCAAGACGACCTCCCCGACGCGGGGGATCTCCCTCACCACGACCTCGGCCAGCCACGCGGCGTCGGCCGTCCTGATCTCGATCCGCCTCAATTTATCTCCTTCGACAGGTCGATGTTCAGGGACATGATCGACTCCACCGCCGGCCGCCACTGCGGGAAAAGCTTCGGCCCGGACCCGGTCATCACCTGCACCAAGGTAGTCTCGCCGGGCGATATGCGGTTGCGCGCCGCGAACAGCAGGACGCGCGCTTCCAGTATTCTGAAGCGGTCTCGCTCCGATCGCTCGAGCGCGGGACTTAGCGGACCCGGATACCCGCAGTCGCCGGACTGGAACGTCAAGTTCCTCACGCCCGTGCCTCCAGCATCCGGCGCACCTTCGCGCGCCCCTTGAACGCCTGGCTCTTCATGTTCGACTCGGTCGTGCCGAAGCTCGCCGCGAGCTCCTTGTACGTCTCGTCGACCAGCAGCTGACGCGCCAGGATCGACCGCTGCCCGAGCGGCAGCCGCGCGATCGCGCGCACCAGGCGGCGGCGCGCCTCGCCGGCGACGGCCAGGTCGAGCGGCGACGGCGCCGGGTCCGGCTCGCTCGCCGCCCGGAGCTCGTCCGCCTCGTTCATGTTCCGCGTGTTGCGGCTCATCTTGCTCCCGCGCGCCATCATGAAGAACTCGTTCAGCGTCACGCGGGTCGCCCAAGTCGCGAGCGCCGCCTCGCCGCGGAACGTGCCGCGCCGGCGCCACGCCTGCATGACCCCCTGCTGCACCGCGTCGTCGAGGAAGTAGTCGCGGCACCCATGGCGCCGCAGCGTGTTCCGCAGCCGCGGGCGGAGGGCGTCGAGCCGCTCGGCGAAATCCGTCACAGGCCGCCCAGCCTTCCATGGAAGATTCCCATCAGAATCATAACTATAAGAATGACAATCTCGAATTTCACCGCGCGACCGCACGACAGGCATTCGCCGCCGATGAACTTCGACGAACGATGACCGCACGCGGAGCGCCTGGTCACGGCTTCACCCCCATGCTCTTCAGCAGCGCCGCGTCGAACGTCGAGAACTGCGCCTTGGCCCAGGCCTCGTTCATGATGAAGACACCCTCGTTGAACCACACCTGGCCCGGCGCGACGTACGCGTTGAACTGAATCTTCAGCGGCCCGTAGTGCTCGCAGTACATCCTCAGCTGCTCGATGACCGAGAGCTCCTCGGTCTCGCGCAGGACGATCGGGTTGTAGCGCGCCATCACCTTGTTGGCCGGCGCGTGGAACTCCACGTCCTTCACCTCACCGAGCCTCTGCCAGAAGGCGAAGCCCTCGGGCTTGAGATAGAGGCCGCCCGGCCCGAGGTTCACGAGACCCTCCGCGACCGCGCGACGCGCCACACCACGAGGACGAACAGCAGGCACGGCAGCGCGAGGACGAGGTAGGCCCTCATCGCGGGTCCCCGAACTTCCGCCCGCTCGCCGGGCTCAACGCGCCGTGCCCGTTCGCGCCGTGCCCCGCGTTCCCGTTCGCGCGCCCCGGCCCCGCCGGCACCGCGACCACCGCGTCGCCGAACTGGTGCGCGCAGGCGTTGCAGCGCAGCTGGCCGCCCGCGATCGGGTTTATGAGACCCGACCCGCAGGCCGGGCAGACTTTTCCGGAGGACTCCGGCGCGGTGATGGGCACCGAGCCGCGGGGGTCCGGCGGCTTCGCTCCGTTCGCCTTCGCGGCGGCACCCGTCTCCGCGTCCGGCCCGCCCTGCTTCGCGTACTCCAAGACCCCCAGCGTGTACATTCCCTCGCTGAGCTCGGTCAGCGCCCACACCGCCGCGTCCATTCGATCCGGGCTTTTCTGCACCGTCGCCGGGTTGTAGTCGCACATCTGGTCTTCCAGCGCGGCGAACATCCCGACGTGGTGCACCCGCCCCTGCTCGTACAGCGCCGCGATCGGCTCGGCCCGCACGACCTTACCGCGCGAGGCCGTCACCTTCCGGTAGCTCACGTTCAGGTCCACGTGCCGCAGAAGCGCCTCGATCATGTCGCCGCCGTTGTTCGCCTCGCCGACGATGCGGTCGGACTTGTTGAGGTGGTAGCCCGCGACCGCGCGCTTGCACGCCGCGTCGGGGGTGAGAATCTCGGAGCGGTCGTCGAAGATGTAGAAGTGCGGGGGGTTCTGCTTGTCGCGCGCCGCGCCAATGATGCCCCACTCGTCGGACTCCTCGGTCGAGGTCGTCGCCGGGTCGAGCGCGTACACGCTGCGCTCCACGTCGAGCGGAAGCCGGACGACGCGGCACTTGTCGATCTGGCTTCGCTGCCACAGCGCGCCGGGGTTGTCGGCGAGCAGCTCCGCGTTCAGCTCCTGCCGGCCGAGCCGCGTGCCCTCGTACTTCGTAATGATCTTCGCGAAGAAGGCCGGCGCGAGGTTCGCGCGGTTCTCGTAGGTCGAGCCCCGGGTGATGAAGGTCGACTTGTCCTTGATGAGGTCGCGGATCAGCTGCAGCGGCTTCGGCGTCGTCGTGACGACGGCCTGGGGCCTGGCGCCGAGCCGCAGCCCGAACATCGCCTGGTCCCACGACTCCTGGTAGCGCCACGCGCCGACCTCGTCGCACCACAGCTTCTCGTGCTGCTTGCCGCGCAGGCGCTCGGGCTCGTCCGCGGTGAAAATCAGGCTCTTCGCGCCGTTCGGCCACGCGAGCTGCCGCGAGGACTTCTTGTACTCGGGCCGCTCGTCCGGCGGGCAGATCGCGAGGATCCCCGACTCGCCCTCGATCATCACGTCGCGCGCGTCGTCGACCGTCGGGCCGATGAGGTTCACGATCGCGAAGTCCCGCACCCACTCCCGCACCGTCTCCGCGCCGACCCGCGTCTTGCCGAAGCCGCGCCCCGCCATCACGAGCCACGCGTACCACTCGCCGGCGGGCGTGAGCTGCGCCGGCCGCGCCCAGAACTTCCAGTCGTAGTAGAGGGCCTGCGCCTCCGCGTCGGAGAGCAGCGAGAGGCGGCGCTGCCGCTCCTCCGCCGTCAGCGCGCGGAACTGGTCCGCGAGCGAGACCGGCGGGAGATTCTCAACCAAGCTTGGAGAACAGCTTGCCACGCACTTCCTCCATCTGAACTTTGATAGGATTTTCTCCGCCCGACAGGATCATCGACTGCGCGGGCTTTCCCTCGGTGCGATCGAGCACCATATCCGAGGCCATGAGCGCGACGCGCGGGTCGACGCCGGCCTCGACGCGCTGCGCCGGCGACATGCCCGTTCCCTTCGCGTCTTCCACGAGCCCGCGCGCGATGACCTCCGCGTTGGTCACGCGGAGCTCGGGGTCTTCCTCGGCGAGCACCGCGCGGATCGCGTCGCTGATGACGTTGCGCGGCCGGCCGCCCGGGTTCCCCGACTTTCCCTTCTGCCACCGATACGGAGCGCCGGCCGCCGAGAGGGGACTGTCTTTTCCACGAAGAGGATTCGAATTGGGGCGGGAGTGCTTCTTTGGCAGGCGACGGCCAAGAGAATCATGGGTCTTCCTCTTGTCGTTCGTGTTTTGAGGAGCTTTCGTCACGGGGGCGATCGCGACTCCTAAATTTTCGGACAGCGCTATTAAGCGCACAGTGCCGGCCGGATGTAAACAGGAAAATGAGAAAAAAACGAGAAAGTTAAATTGTTAAAAAAACATGCCGTTATATATTATTTCTTATACTCGCTCTCGTATACGTGCAAATAATAAAGCGCATGTTTTTTTAACTATGAAAAATTGTATTTGCTGCAAACAAAGGACTTACGGGAAAAAGGCAGTTAAAAAACGCGCGATCGCCCCGGCCGGTCTGCGGGCCGTGTCTAGATCGGCCCGTCAAGTCCGAAGTCCTTCTGGCCGGCCTTGAGCTCCCAGTTCTGCCACGTCCGGACGTTGCCGGCGCCGCGCCGGAACTCCCAGCCGCGCGTCTCGAGCGCGTCGGCGAGGTGCTTCGAGGTCGGCGGGGTCTTGAGCCCGGCGCGCTTCGACCAGCCGTTGAAGACCGAGTACAGCTCGGGGTGCGCCTGCCGCGCGCCGTCCCTCTGCTCGCAGCACTCCCTGATGAACTCACCGACCATGTCGTTGGCCTCCTGCAGCGCCTCGCGCGCCTTGAGCACCTTCGCCGGCGGCTGCAGCCCGTCCGCGAGCCACTCGCGGCACGCGGCCACGGCCTTCGCGAGGATCCCCTCGAGCTCGCCCATTAGCGCGATCGGCAGGCGCGCGTCGACGTCCTTGTCCGGCACGCGGTAGTTGAACGGTATGTAGTGCAGGCGGTCCCACAGCGCGTACGTCGACTCGTGGATCGGCGGCACCTGGTTCGTGACGAGGAACAGCTTGAAGCTCGGCCTGAACTCGAACTCGCGCCCGTACAGGTGGCGCGCTCTGATCGTGTCGGAGCCGGTGAGCTCCTTGACGAGCGGCACGTCGAGCGGCGCGCGGCCCGAGCTCTCGGCCGCGACTACGAGCCGCGCGCCCGCGAGGTGGGCCACGTCGTCGTTCGCGCCGCCGTTGACCTGCCCCTTCTGCAGGAAGGTTGTGAACCGCGCCTTCTGCGCGTAGCCGCGGCCGCCGGGCGACAGCATCGCGTGCAGCACCTCCATGAACGTGGACTTCCCGTTCCGGCCGTGCCCGTGCAGCAGGAAGAACGCCCGCTCGCTCGTGTCGCCGGTGAGGCAGTAGCCGAGCACGCGCCAAAGGTACGCGACCATCTCCTTGTCGCCGAGCATGATCTCGTCCATGAACTTGTCCCACCGCGGGCACTTCGCCCTCGGCACGTACATCACGTCCGTGGCGCGCGTGAGCCAGTCATCGGGCCGGCCCGGCGCGAACGACCCGGCCGCGAGGTCCACGACGCCGTTCCCGCAGGCGAGCAGCATCGGCCGCTTGTCGAGGAGCTCCAGGCGCACGTCGAGCCGCCACGTGAGCATCTTCTCGAGGCTGGCGTAGCGCCACGTCTCGCCGCAGGTGACGGCCCACTTCAGCTCGCGCGTCCTGGCCTGCTGGTCCGGCACCAGCTCCGCGCGGCGCTTGACCTCCGCGGCCACGCCCTCGAGCGCGCGCTGCAGCTCGACGGCGGCCTCGCGGTCCCAGTGCACGCCGTTCCAGGCGAGCCAGGTCTTCAGGGCGCCCGCGTGCCGGAACCTTCCCTCGGCGAGCTCCTCGAACAGGTTGGCGTTGGCGAGGTCGTTGTGGTCGGCGACGGCGGCCTCGCGGTCCGGGTCCCACAGCGCCGCGGCGCTGGACACGGCGTTGGGGGGGGGGCGCGCGCCGGAGGTGCGGGCGCCCCGGCGC